ATAGCATACAGTATCACAGGTGGTTATGGTTGCGGCTACCATACATGGAAAACCATATTCATTGACATGGGAACCATTAAGATTAATGTTGAAGATACTGCAAGTTTGAACAATCGAGGAATTAGTCAAGGTCTAGGATTTAGCGAATTAACACCTAATGAAAAACTTCTATATACCAGCCCTGCCGGAGGTGGTGGTGGAGGCTATGGTGGATACGGAGGTTATGGTGGATACGGAGGTTATGGTGGATACGGAGGTTATGGTGGAGAGGACTGTAACGGCGGCAGTGGAGGTTATGGCGGATATGGCGGATATGGCGGATATGGAGGCTATGGAGGCTATGGAGGCTATGGCGGATATGGCGGTTATGGCGGCTATGCTTCGAGCCGTTTGAAACTGTTTGGTACCATTAACGGACAAAAATTAGAAATTAGGTCGTTGTTAGACAATGCCGGCCTTGGTATTGAAGTGCGAGGTTCAGTTGCAATGACTGTTACTATGACACATCCAAGTACTATTAGCGAACGCTCAGTAACTTTGGAATTACCAATGCCTGTAAGTCAGTTGACTCAAGACTGGCAAGAACTTTAAACGGTTAAACGGTTGCTAACGCATCTATAAATAGCATTGCGTTTGCTAACCATTGGCAACAATTCTAAGGTTAAAATATGAAAAAAATAACAGTTTTGCTTTTAGCTTTGAGTATGCTAAGTGGTTGCGCTCTAATTGATGCATACTTAATGACTAAGTTTGACTCAGCCGAATATGGTTTAATTACTACAATTCGATCTGAAGCACAGCAATTTAAATCACAATGTGATAATGCACAGGTTAGCAAAGAGAATGCAGTTAAGTTGTCAAACAATACCAGAACTTTTGAGTTATACAGCGAGAATATTCCTCATAATGAAAATGGCTACAAGGCATCAAAGTCTTTGAATGAAATTGCACAAGGATTGACATTTCGTTATGGAAATGGTCCAGTGAGTGTGGCATTTTGTAAAATCAAGTTTGAAAGTATTGAAAACAGCGCAACAGTTATTCAACATACACTAGGAAATAGACCAAGATGAACTTAGATGAAATCAGTCAAGCATTGGCAGAACTTGCCAATTGTGGAGACCCAGTATTTGCCAACGCGGCAGAGCAAGTCAAGCAACAAACTCAGCAGGTCCTTATGGGGCAATTGAGCAAAGAAGAATTGTGTGAAGTGCTAAGTGATATGCAAAGACAGTTAGATATTATCCAAGAGATGAATCAACTGGCTTTCAAAGAAAAGCTCAATGCTGTTATTACCGGATTAATTGCGATTGCCAGCGTAGCCTAAGAAGTGATTGATGGATAAAAAATTAGAAGATGCATTGGCCTTTGCCAATTATCGATTAACTTTACAGGTACAACGGCAAAACATCAATGCCCAAATTGAAGCGGCACTTTTAGTGTCACATCAAGGTGCGATCTTTAAATCTACGCAAGAGCTAATAGCGTTTGTTAGCGTCAAGGCAACCCGCAACGAGAAAGTTTTTGTTGAGGACCACAGTGGTAATGTTATAACAATTGATGATGCAAACGAATTTCTAAATGTTTTGATTCAAGCTTATGATTCTGCCATGGAAACAAAACAAGTTGAACAGAAAAAGCTGAAGTCAGCAAGGTCTACCGCAAAAATTGTAGGGCTATAATCATGAGCACCAAGGGATTCATGATGTTTGCTTACAACAATGAGCAGTTGGATTATACGCAATTGGCCATTGTTGCCGCGTATGCTGTAAAAAAATTCATGCCTGAGTATCCAGTTGTACTGGTTACCAATCAGCAAAGCATGGAACATTGTAAACAAACGCACGGTATTGATATTATGAACGCCGCGTTTGATGACATTATATTAACCAATCCCGAATACGAAAGAAACATGCGTTTACATCACGATGGCGCATATCACAGCTTCAACGCACAGTTTACAAACACCAACAAACACGACATTTATAATCTAAGTCCATTTGATGAAACAATTTTAATTGACACAGATTACCTATGTGGCAATGCCAATTTGGCCAAGCTGTTTGGCGGTCAGAATGATGTGGCCATGTACAGAGATGCTAGAAATTTAAGAATGGAAGAACCATACACCACAGAACGCTGGCTACATTATGCTGGCATTCGCATGTGGTGGTCAACTGTGGTGTACTGGCGTAAGAGTGAAGAAGCAGAACATTTTTTCAGTATTTGGTCAGCAGTAAAACAAAATTGGGAATACTATCGCTTCCTATACAAATTCCCAGGCACATTGTATCGCACAGACTATTCAGCCAGCATTGCGGCTCACATGTGTGATGGTTGGTCAGATGGTGGCTTCATTGGACAAATTCCATATTATCTTAGATACCAAGACCAGCGAGATGATATTGTTGAAGTGGTTGATTCAAACCGTTGGATCATGTTAAGCAATCTGCCAGAAGAGTGGAAAAATATGGTAGTTGAAGTAACGGGTGAGGACTTGCATTTAATGAACAAGAAAAGCATCATCCGCAACTACGATAGAATCATGGAAGTGTTGGCATGACCGTACATATACTTACACTTCCAGGACGAACAAACCATGCAGATATCACCAAGATGGACACAAAGTTTGTTGATGCAATGATGCCAATTAACATTGTAGACTTGCCAGATGATGCTTGGGAACAATTAAAAATATTATCAACTTTAAAATTAGAGTCAGGTGATATTATTTGCAGGGCTGGATTGTGTCCACGTCAAACTACTTTTGAAATTGCTAAAGTTGCCGTATCTAAGAAGCTGAATTTTATGCCGGGCACAGGTGTAGACCATCGCGGACAGCCAATACCTCCTGGTAAGATACTGGAAAGATTACCCTTAGAAAAAAATGGTAATAACATTTGGACCTATCTATTGATAGTGGGAGATCCAGAATCTGCCCAATTGAGTTTCGAACTGGCATTGCATCTTGACAAAGCTGTGTATTGGCAAAATTACGAGCCAGAAGTTCCAACACTCGAACATGTACTGGGTGTGGTGTTTTCAACAGGCCATTGGCATGCACCAGACTGGTTTAAAATAGTTGACATGAGTGTGAGAAATTTAGAGCTTGCACCAATCATGTATGCACATCATATGTGGCATGATTGGATTGCATTTTACCCTGCCAATGGAAATTTTAAACTGGAAAATCACAGTCAAATTTATCCAGTGTGGCTAGCAGAAAGTGAAAAGCCATTGGAGTATTGGCGCCGTGGATGAAATTCAATTTGAACTTCGTCCTAGAAAACGAAAAAGAGAAGAGTTTTGGTCTGTGGAATATGATTCCAGCTCTGGGCTTATCAATTCTATTAGACCAGGACAGTCAGCAGATCCTTCACATATTGTCTTGTCGTATGCAAGAGTAAAAGATCTATTGTCTGGTTCTGCAAATCAAAACGATTATAAAATTGCATTCAATGAAACGCTGGGAGCATTGGATCTAGTAGACATCAAAAAACCCAGCAAGTTTAAAAAGAAGCAAATTCAACTTGGGTGGCTCAGTGCCGGTGAAAATCTATACAATCCGCTGACTCCTTTGCGTGTATTATTATTCAATGAAAATGGAATGATCAGGGTAGAAGCCAGTCGTAGATGGTCAACTGAAATCAAAGAACGCCTTGACAAGGACACTGTAGCTGAACATATACCTATGTTTCTAACTGACGAAGAAGACCCGCATCAACTATTTGGAAAAACTGATGTACCTGTTGCAGACATTGTGGAACGCGGATATTGGGAACAGCGTCTTTGGAGTTTTATGAGTCATGACACCGTGATCAAGATACTGTATCAAGGTCAGCGTGTTAGAATTAATATTCCACCAGTTGCAGAAGAGCTGTCGTTTAATAGAGTACAGAATTATCATTTATTTTCTGGTGTCAGCGACGAACAAACAGTTATCAGTCATATGGGCCGCGGAAAACACATTTCTCTCTTTAAGAAGGGCAATGGCATATGGGCACAAAGTCATTATGAAAAAGGATCCAGCATAGATTCTCATTTTGGAAATTTAAAAGTGGCAATATTAAATGGTGATGATCCAGAAGCATTTCATTCTTGGTCAGAACTTCCAGCACTGATGATGAGACAGCATCATCCCTTTGAAATTGTTGCAGATTGGCCTTACCAGACCGTACCGCAAGTGTTATATAAAGCAAGCAATATAGATATCGGAGTACTAAATTGAAAACCCCTATTAGCGAATTTGATGTAGTGTTCATCAGCTACGATGAACCAAATGCAGATGCAAACTATGCAGATTTATTGGAAAAATGCCCGTGGGCCAAACGCAGTCACGGAGTATATGGAAGCGATGCTTGTCACAAGGCCGCGGCCAAACTAGCCGAAACTGAACGCTTTATCACAATTGATGCAGACAACAAAGTGCGACCAGACTTTTTTGAACTTGAACTAGATTTAGGAAAATTTGATCGCAGTGATGTGTTATCATGGTCCGGCAAGAATATAGTCAATGGACTGGTATACGGCAACGGTGGCGTCAAATTGTGGCCGGTTAAGGTTGTTGAGCAGATGCGTACTCATGAGGCAGTTGATTCGGGTGCTGGCGCTGTGGACTTTTGCTGGGACATTCACTATCATCAATTGAACAACATCTACAGCGATGTGTTTAACAATGCAACTCCATATCAGGCATATCGTGCAGGATTTAGAGAAGGTGTCAAATTGGCCTTGCATGATGGAAAGCCGATGGACTGGCGCCAAATTGCAGATAAGAACCATTTTAAAAATCATCGTAGACTACTGGTTTGGATGAGTGTTGGTATGGATGTGCAGAATGGGCTATGGGCCATGTACGGTGCTCGTTTAGGTTGCTACTTAACCAACTTGCGTCGAGATTGGGACTACAAATTGGTTGCTGACTTCGAATGGCACAATCAATACTGGGCAGAAACAGTAATGCCACAATTTGTTGGTGACGAAGAAACTTGTCCCAACAGCAAGTACTCTTGGAGCCGAACAAAGCTGTTGGCCGAGACTCGTAAAATTGGTCGCATACTACAACAAGATTTAAGACTTGAAATTGCAGACTTGGATGAAGCAGGCAGTCGCTTCTTTAAGGCCAGTTATTTCAATCCGCATCGACTTGGCCCAACTGTCAAGGAAAGCGATGTTGAACAGTTTATTGCGGAGTAAACATTGTTAGATGTTTTCTTTATCTCAATGGGCGAACAAGGTAGCGAAGCCAACTGGACACGCCTTTTAGAATTTGCGCCCACAGCAAAGCATATCAGCAATGTCAAGGGCATCTATCAGGTACACGAAACATGTGCAAAACAAAGTACCACAGAAAACTTCTGGGTAGTTGATGCAGATGCATGGATCGTAGATGGATTTGATTTTAATTTTATTCCCAGCGCAGAAACAGGACATTGGGATATTCCAGAAAACGAATGTGTATTGGTATGGAATTCAAAAAATGTAGCAAATGAACTGGAGTATGGTTACGGTGGTGTAAAGCTATTTCCACGCCAGCCATTCCTAGAAAGCCGCCCTTGGGAGCTGGACCTATCAACCACAATTGGTCGCGCAAGTGTCAACATGTCCAGCATCAGTTGCGAAACTAGATTTAATGTAACGCCAGAATCTGCTTGGATAGGCGCCTTTCGCGAATGTGCAAAGCTGTCATCCTTGTCAATGATAAAGAGCAGGGTCAACTCTGCAAAAAGAAAAGAGCGCAACGAGCTGGAAGATCTATCCATTTACATTGCAACTCAAGACTGGACCGATGAGAAAAAAGCAAACTATCGAAAAGCCCAGGGTATGCTGATCAAAGAAAAATATCTTAAAGAAACAGATATTTTTACATACTGGGAAGCAATTGAAAAGTGCAGTGAACGAAGATTCATATGGTGTACGCATGGTTGGTTCTCAAACAACGGAAAGTACACAATTGATGGTGCAAGAAGTGGATCCAAGTACGGCATGCGTAACAGTGATGACATTGAAAAGCTAAATTTAATCAATGATTGGTCGTGGCTAAAAAAGGAATTTAAAAATGTCAATGTTTAAAGCAGTCAAGAATCCAATCATCTATAAAAAGATGTCAGATGTTCCAGTAGTATTTTTAAGCTTTGATGAACCCAATGCAGATAAAAATTGGGAACTGCTAAAGTCAATTACTCCACATAAACGAATTGCCAGAGTACATGGTGTGGTCGGATTTGATGCGGCACACAAGGCCGCTGCCACTGAATTTGCCAGCAGTGAATATATCATCACAGTAGATGCAGACAACGAAGTTGATCCAGCTTTCTTCAATAAACAATTGCCCGAAGGCATGGATGGAAAAGTCAGCTTTACCTGGGGCGGCAGACAATACACAAACGGACTCATGTACGGCAATGGCGGCCTAAAAATGTGGAGTACTGAACATCTTGCTAACATGAAAAGTCATGAACTGGCCACTGAAGATCGAGATGCAATAGATTTTTGTTGGGACTTCAATAGATACAAAGAGCTACCAGGTTGTTATTCTAATGTATACACAAACGCCAGTGCTTACCAAGCATTTCGAGTGGGATTTAGAGAAGGCGTCAAGCTTAGTATGGAACAAGGACAAGTGCTTGCATTTGAATCTTGGCCAGAAATGATGCATGCCGCAAACTATCAAAGGCTATTGACATGGATGACATTGGGTGCTGATGTAGAGAATGGCATGTGGAGTGTATACGGTGCAAGACTCGCTGTAAAAATGTTACAATACGACAACTTTGACTGTGTCAATATCAGAGACTATGCCTGGTTCAAAGACTTTTTTGCATTGCATGCAAATGCTGACCCAATCAAGGCAAGCAAAAGTTTAGGCAAGCACATAAGTGAAGGATTAGGCTTCATACTACCAGATTTTACCGATGAACAAAGCTACTTCTTAAAGATGTTGCAATTGCATCCGGCCAAATCGTTAACATATGATGATGTTAAATGGAGAACCAACTTGAATTTATATGGATGGTTCAATGGATAAGAATACAGAACTAAGATCTGCATTGCTTTATTTTGTTGATGAAGCAATTGGATTTCGCAAAAGTGTACACCATTTTCATCGTTGGCTTGAAACTGAAGACGAATACGAGCTTACACAGTTGATTGTTGAAGTTGGAAGAGAGTACGCATTTGATTTATGGCCTTTGTTGAATGCAGTAAGAGAAGGCGATGACCAGCAAGGATTAATTGCACTACAAGTGGCAATAGAAACCGGACTGTATGTTCCAACAGACTGGACTGATGGCAAAACAATTAAGTTAACGCCCCTAAAGGTCAATCTAATAGAAACAGACTTGACGGGCATGGCCAATAAATTATGGACACTCAATGAGTGGAATAACTTAAACATTGAAGCATTTGAAACACCTGCCTTGCCTGTGTTGGCCCTGGCACATCAATTGATAATTGATGCAAGAGAAGACTTTGACAAATTCTTTCAATTGGTTGAGATGATAATTGGCAAAGAGTCATTGCTTTCCTGTGTAGTAGATACAGATATAAAAAAATTAGGCGTTTGCATTGGAAACGAATACTATTACAATCAACGAGATCATATCAAAAGATTGGCTGTTGCAATTAATAATGATAGGGAATTAAACTGGAAAGATGCACTGAGCCGAAATCAAGTCAAAAGTAAAATTTGGCTGGTTGAAAAACTAATAGAAAGAAATCTAATTCCAAAGAAACGCAAGATGGGCGATGTTGAAACTTCAACATTGGTTGTTGGCGGTTGGGTTGGATTGTTACCATTCTTATCTAACATGCTGGGACAAAATTTAGATTCAGTTATCAACATTGACATTGACACATCTGTACATTCTGCCGCAATAGAGTTAAATTCTGGATTCCACAACAATTTTAAAAATTCAGGAACAGATGTAAGAGAACTACAACTATCCAAATATAAAAAGCTGTTGCTAATTGACACCATTGTAGAGCATTTTAAAGATCACGGCGATTGGATAAAGTCCTTGCCGGCTGGAACTACAGTAGTGCTACAAGGCAATGACATGTTTGACGTACCTGACCATGTCAACTGCCATAATAACCTAGAAGAATTTGTTGCATCCTCTGGCTTAAATACTATTCTATGGGCAGGAGAGTTAAACCTGTACATGTGCAATAGATATATGGCCATTGGAAAACTATAATGCAACGGATCAGCAAAATACCCGGCGTAATTGACTTTGAAAGACTAAAAGCAGAAACACAACTGCTGATGTCGGCACATCCAGATCAAAGACAATTGTCTTTACAAACAAATGGATCCGCTGATTGGAATGCCAGTACAGGTTCAAGGCCCGGTGAAGGCGAAGGCCAATGGAATATGATACATCCAGATCTTGCAGGCACCTGGTGGCAGGACTTTTTTAGTTCACTTCCAATTCCTGTATTCAGATCCAGAATTATGATTATGCCTGCCAGGGTGTGTTATAGTATACACACAGACGATAATCCCAGACTGCACATTGCTGTCAAAACACACAATCAAGCCAAATTTATTTTTACTCGGCCCCCTGAAATTTTACATATTCCAGCAGATGGCCGCATATATTGGGTCAACACAAAAGAAGAACATACTGCAATAAACGGAAGCTTGGAAGATAGAGTACATATTGTCATGTGCTTGGTAAACAACGACATAGATTGACAGCTACATATAGATATGAATCTATCTATATTCCATACTAACGCAACTGAGTTTGAACAATACGAATCCTTGTACAACGGGTTCCTTTCAACTATTGCAGAAACTGAATCACCTGCCCTGGAAAATATGGGAGATCGTACATCAAGCGGATTTTTATTCTTGGTTAAAAACAAGAAAAGATGGACCAAAGATAATGGACAGATTACTTTCTTATACGACAAAGATGTAGAAAGTGTCGTTGGTGTAAGCGCAGTTGAAGACTGCCCATTGCATGATCAATTGGGATCCGGTGGCAACCGCTGTTGGGTACTACCACCATATAGGAGCGACAATTCTGTTTCCAAATACTTGTTGTCTAGTAATTTAGAATGGTGTGAGTCCAGAGGTAAACTTGGAATGTTACTAACATTCAATGATTACAACAAATCAATCTATGATATTATTGTACGATTTTCCAAAGGGCAAGGCCGCGCCCTTGGTACTATCTGGAGCGATTGGTGGAATGATTGTATTCCACTGGATAATAAAATTAGATTACATAACACACCGCAATGGGCTGTAATAAAACCATTGGTTGCTTACGACCAACTTGAGCCAATAGTCAATGACTTGATAGACAAGTTTGGCGTGAGAACTGAGCCATTTAATGCATAATGAATTCTATTAGAAACACTGAAAATTACCATTTAAAGTATTGGTATGACAATGACCAATCAAGTGTTTGGCGTACATCTGATCTAGAGTCGACCTCAATGAGTGTAGGCGGATGTACTCGTACTCCTATGGCATTACGAGCCGAACTAATCAGAAACGCTCGGTGCTTGTATAGAGATTTTCCAGACTTGACAATTTTTATGAGTGGTGGGTTAGATAGTGAGATTGCCCTCCGCAGTTTTTTAGCCGCTGGAATACAACCAAAATTGGCAACAGTTAAATTTGCAAACAATAACAACAACTACGACATTGGCCCTATGCTGGGAATGGTTGAGAGAATGGGGTTGAAATGCGACATAATTGATTTTGATCCGCAAGCATTTTTTGACAGTGGCGAATGTTATGACATTGCCAATCGTTATCAAAGTTACAGTTTCTATCAACAAATTTTATTAAAAGTAGCTGAACAATTTGCCGCACCAATGATAACTGTTGACGAAGTAGAATTGGAAAAGGTGCCGCAGATTAACTGGGAAACGGGCGCCTATAAATTTGAATGGTGCTTTTTAAAGAAAGAAGATCAAGATGGTGTATGGCGCAGGTTTGTTGACAAAACTGGAATACCAGCCTTGAATAATTTTTATACTTATAGCCCAGAATCTATGTTGGCATTTTTACAAGAAGAAACAGTTGCAAAATTAATTAGAGACCAAATTCCAGGCAAGCTTGGCTGGACATCTAGCAAGATGAAAATTTACTCAAGCTTGGGCTATCAATTTAGACCAAGACCAAAATGGCACGGTATGGAAAACTATTATCATTTATGGGATGCAGTACTTTATAACATATCGTCCAATGGATTAACATTTGAGTCTAGGTTTTATAAAGTACCTGCACTCACATTAGAGAAAAATTTAATAAACGGAATACAAACAATATGTCAAGTCGCTTAGTACCATTAACCTTAGATCACCTGGAGCAATTGGTAACATTTGCTTTAGACATCTACGAAAATACAGATCCAGACAAATATCCAGACTTTAAAATTTCAAACGATATAGATGACGACATAAAGTTTCGTAAATTTTTTATGACATTTTTACGGCCCAGTAGCTTTATAAATTTCAACATACGACAAGTGTATGCATTAGAAGATGAAAATGGTCAATGGATTGCCGCAGTAGGAGTACGTCGATACAATGTAATGCCAAGTTGGTCTGTCAGTTGGTTATTAAGTCCTAGGGTAGGAGTGAGATTTATTCCAACATTTAGAGAAATCATGGAACAGCTTTGTGTTATACATGAAAATGCTGGACTAAATGAATTTTTTGTTACATATCCAGCAAGTCGTTGCGAGGCTTACAGTAAGATCATGCTTCCTTTTAGAGAACGGTACTATACATTTGTAGAATGTATGGTTCCTGCAAAATCAAGAAGTCCATACGCATTGATACATGATTTAATGGGCAGTACAATACATCCGCATGATATGGACCTGAGAAGATATATACTTCGACGACCAAATACTGAAGCACCGAGCGAAGGTGGTAAAGCAATTAGAAGAGAAAAAGAATAAATGAGAAGAGTATTAGATTGGTTTGATAACCAGGCCTCCCTGTATAGTAAAACTGGCCAAATTCCTTATATCATAGCAATATGGTTTCCTTACCACCTTGCGGCAATAATTGCAATTGTGTATGCTGTAACAACAGCATGGTCATGGTGGTTGCCGGTCACAGCCATTTGCGGCTGGATACTACTGGATGGTGTTGGCAACAATCTAACACTACATCGATTTTTAAGTCATAAAAGTTGGACACCATACAAGTGGGCAGAGCCGTTGTTATTGTGGGCCGCAACCATGGTTGGCGAAGGCAGTCCGCTATGGTGGGTTGCACTACATCGTGGTCATCATCATCGCGTAAGTGATCAGCCTGGTAAAGATATTCATACCCCGGTCGACAACGGCAAATGGTGGAGTTACATGGGCTGGCAATTTGCCATCACACAAAATAGTGTGAGCTTTAGACATGCAGTTGATTTGCTTAGAGATAAACGAATTACATTCATCCATGAAAATTACAACAAGATTATCTATGCTACACTATTATTAAGCTGGCTACTGTTTGGCCTTACTTTTACCGTTTGGTTTTTTGTAATAGGTAGCTTAATGAGCTTACATGCAGATGGACTGGTCAACACATTTGGACATGTTCCAGCCGCAGGCTATCGAAACTTTGATAATAAAGATGCCAGTACCAATGTATGGTGGATTGGATACTTCCACTGGGGAAGTGGTTGGCACAACAACCATCACAAAAAGGCAAGTAGTTTTGATTTTGGTTCCAGTGTCAGCGGAAGAGCTGTTGAATTTGATCCTTGCATGTTATTAGTATTGCCGTTTGCTCCGCCAAGTGAGATAAAAAGATTGTGGTCTATTAGAAAAGATGCTATAATTGATAAAAAGGAACTTACATGAATGTACGACTACTCAGCTACTCAAATCCAACTAAAGAATTTGCAGATCTTGGCATCACGGATGCACAGGAACTCATTGCGTATTGCGCCCGTGTGTCCAATCCTGCCAATCAGCTTAACACTGACACATCAGAAAAGCTTATTAGATACCTTATCAAACACGCACACTGGAGTCCACTTGAAATGGTCAGTGCCTGTATTGAAATCACAACCACTAGAGACATTGCCCGTCAAATCTTGCGACACAGAAGTTTTAGTTTCCAAGAGTTCAGCCAACGATATGCTGATCCTACTAAAGACTTGTCATTCGTACTTAGAGAAGCACGGTTACAAGATCCCAAAAATAGACAAAACAGTATCGACTCAGTAGAGCACGAAACACAAATGGTTTGGCTTGATAAACAACAGGCAGTCATTGACGCGGCCACCAATGCATATGATTGGGCCATTGCCAATGGCATTGCCAAAGAACAAGCCCGAGCAGTTTTACCTGAGGGCTTGACTGTTAGTCGTTTGTATATGAATGGAACATTGCGTAGCTGGATTCACTTTATTGAACTACGCAGTGCAAATGGCACACAAAAGGAACATCAGGAAGTGGCACGAGCATGTGCCGAAGTAATTGCTAAAATCTTCCCAATGGCCACTGACTTAGTCGTCTAATTCCTTTGTGGCAGTGAACGAACCATCTTCATTCTGCCACAAAAATCCCCAAGCATTATTATAACGAGTGATACTTGGCAAGCTTGGCCACTTGGTTTTGTATGTTTGATATTCAGCATTGGCCCAGATATCATTGATCAAAGCCTTGGCCGGAAGCTTATAAGAATTCCATGTAGTACCAACCTTCTGTTCAGTGGTGTATAATGCCCATTCCTGATAAGATTGACTATCAAAGAAGTTGATAATATTACCAGCAATGTATTCTGCATCAGTTGCTGTCGGAGCATGCATTGCCATGCGGTACTTGACAGCTTGCCACTTCATTGTATAGTTTAACCACCACAGAAAATCATGGTTACTACGAATATCAACAGGCGCCGCATTGACCAAGTCATACAGCATTTGCTCTCGTTGATCCCTGTATAAATTAACTTTATCCAGCAACCAATTTAAACTGCCCGTTTCTCCATCCCAGGGTTCGTGTATTGCATTGTAGTTTAATGTGTTATCCATGTAACTTTTTAGCGTCAGACTACCAAACAAGTTATCTGCACATTCGCCAGTAATGCAAACATTCTTTGAATCAGTGATAATTCCATAGTAATTGTTACTGGGCAGTAACTTTGTACCAAAGTTTGGTAGTACAATCTCATCAAAGAATTTTGGATTTTCAAGTTGACTGTCTTCATTGATTGCCAACCAAATTTTCTCTTTGAGAGAACTCCAATCTGGATGACTGATTAACAAAGATACAATTAGTGTAGAATCGATACCACCTGAGTAAAAAACAACAATCTTCTCTGCTCCACGACTATTTGCAATTGCAATACATTCGTCAATTCTACTGTAGCTGGCAGATGAGAATGAAGGAACTACCGCAGGTAGAACTGGAATAGGACTGTTATTAAAAATTTCTACACCGGGTATTGTAATAGTATTTGTTCTATCGCTTAGACTAATCCAAGGATTGAACATTTTAATAAATTCTTTTGTAACTGGGTTTACATCGTGCATTGAATTGGCACGATAAATTCTGTGTGGAATATAGTATAGTAATTTTTTCATGTCACATCATCATTGATAAAAAGGAATCTTCTTCCATATTGGCTCTAACTTGTGCTAGATCAAATTTACTTGAGGCTTGGCGGATTGCAATTTGGTGACGCATGCGTAGCCGCTCGAGTTTTCGTATTAGAAATTTTCTATTCTGATACTTGTTTACAATTAGGCCAGCGGCAATATTGATAGCAAGTCCAGATTCTTCAGCATAGTCATTGACCATGCCAATATTTTCAGTTTTACCATTGACAACTTCTACAGCTTGACGATACTTTTCTTCGTATGCATCTTGTTGCCATTCAACCACTGGACTAAATCTTTTAAACCCATGTGCCAGTCTTTGATAAAGTTCAGCTGTTAGCCCCACCCTGGCTTGCAGTACAGCACTCAACATTATCACTTCATTGTTTCTTTCAAATGGTTCGCAGGTGGTGTTTCTAGGGCCATCAAACTTTAATCTAAAATTTAAATTTCCCTTGGCAAACTGATTAACAAACTGATCATCAACTCCGTAGATTCTGCAAATTGCTCGGAATTCTCCCGAGCATCCACTTTCTAAAATTGATAAATCATTGGACCAAGCGAGTATTTCATTCTCGGCGGTACATGCAAGTGCAACCCAACGCATAGCTATCTCCTAATATAATTTATGTATGCCAATAATCCGCTGAGGATTAGCCAATGAGGATGTCTTCAGTGAAGCGAACACTCAACATCAATCTTGGCAGGTCACATTGATTTTCAATGTGGTGTGGAATGTTTATTTTAACAATGGTTGGCCGATTGATAATTTTTTCAACAGCGACCTTTGACTCAGTGGTCCAGTTAATTTTCAGATATTTGATAGATTTATGCGGGCTTTCAGTAAGATAAAACTCTCCACTGTACCATTTCATTAGTCCAGTGTCACAATTTAGTATTGGCAAGTTAAGTGCAGTATTACTGGCATTTGCACGATCAATTTGAAATCCGTCGATATGCATATCTTGTACAAATCTAGGCTCATTTATAAACATGATTGCTGTTTTAACTTTGACATCAATGCCCAGTACTTCTTTGATGTCTTTTTTCAACAGCATTCCAATGTAGCGCAATTGTTCGCCTTGAAAAGTTTGACTAAGCGTAAATTTACCTGTCCACTTTTCCAGGCAAAATTTTTGAATTTTCTCCCAATTTGGAAGATTGATCTCTTTGTAGTATTCCATCCGAATATTTATTGGAGTATACCCTTATCAGTTTTTCTAATAAGTAAAGCATGGAATACATTTTTTCTTTCTTGACTTGGACCTTATATCTGTATGTAATACATCGGACTATACATTCAATTGGGTTGAAATTTGCACCACTTGCATTTACAGCACATGCAGATCACCATCGTTATATTAATATAAACAAACAAACAACATGGCATTGGAACAATTTGTTCTTATTCAATGATACATGGATGAGCACATTAGATTTGTGGATAACTGAGGTGATACCAACTCTAATCTTTTCTTGGATAACTGGCTATTGGTGGCTAAGTGTATTTTATTATCTCTGGGCCGCATTGTTACAAGAGGTAATTGAACACAATAAACAGTTTGATTGGTCTCCATTTTTAACCAGTGGAAAATGGCATCTAATTCACCATCATGACACTAATTCAAACTTTGGATTGTTTTTGCCAATTTGGGACTTATTATTCAAGTCCCATAAACCAACTTAACCAGTAAGATTTAAACTATATCGTTTTGCATTACCGTACTTTTCTACCCAATCATAAAATGTAAGATGTGCTTTCTTTGGGTTGTCTTTTTCAAATTTTATAACATTTGGCCACACATCAAGAAATCGCTTGGCAACTTTTCTTTCTAAAAATGCACGATCCGGCAATGATGGTTTTAATGCAACCAAGTCGCCTGTTATAAACACTCTACTTGGCCCGTTGATAATACCAGCGTCATCTACTGTTTGAAAAGCCGTTTCTACATTATTTTTAAACTCTGCCGAATCTTGATCTTCTTGGAATCTGAATATTTCTTCTTGTCGAATCATAACACTACAAAGTACATGCCGACCTTTGTACGACAATAGATCAAGCATATATGTACCAACCTGAATTTTTGGATCTATTTGTAGCCGCTGTCGTTCTTGCAGTAATCCCTTTGAATTGGACAATGCAATTTGTCCAGCAATTGAATCTAAAAAATCCTGCCCGGGTCGATTCCAAGAAATAGCAGATGTAATCTCTTCTGTGCTATCCCATATAGATGTTTCTAGATCAATTACTTTAATCAAACTCCGATCCAGCATTTCGGCATTGAAACGGTTGTGCGTTACTACAACTGTTAAATCAATTTCTTTCTCTAAGAGAGCAAAAATATAATTCATTGCAGTATCAGGCGGGTTTACTAATAATAGGTCCATGTTTATCTCTCAAAATGTGTTGCCAGTAATGCACCAACAAATCGAGTTACTCTAGATTTAATCAACTCGCTATTCATCATTACTTCAAAATCAACAATACGATCTAGGTATTGTTCAAGTTGTTTTATTGCTAAAACTTCTTTGCTAGTTTTAATATCGGTCAAATCTTCTTTCTTAAAAATAATTTCTGTGCCATCATTAAGATAAACTTTAATCCAATCTATGTATTCAACAGGAACTTCTTCAACACGAATATCTTTAAGCATGTTCTCAAAACTTCTGTCCTTCTTTCGAATACTCATTATCTACTCCAAAAAGATTTAATACGATCAAGTATGCGTGTATTTAAACCACTTGTACTTTTGCTGGCCGCCCTCGGCCTCGCTTTACCTCTTCTACTGCTACCTGTCCTTTTGGGTCAAGTTTCTCTGCCTCCTCTAAAAGCTTGCGAGCTTCGGCTTGAAATGTCATAGCTTGCGAACGAAACTTTGATGCAAGTGCCGCATCATCTAGTACACCAGGTGCCGACGGCGATGATGTATTTGCAATATCTGCTGATCTAGTACCACTTGCGGCGCTGGTATTTGCAATGCCCTTTAGTTGTTTGTTTAACTCAACCAAGTTAATTTCAACGCCAGGCGAAGGAACCATTAAAATACTTTTTGTAGGAACTTTAACCATCCATCCTTTTTGATGTACGGTGTTTAACATATTGGTACCGTCATGAAATGATTGTCGAAACAGAAACTCACTTGGATCCATCGAACTCTGACAAGGATTACTTTCGATTGCTTTTATTAAATCATCATGATGATTTGTTGGCAATGATTCAGTTAGGATTACCAATGCCGATTCAGGCTCGCCTGGTACCTCTCTAAAAACAACAACTACTTTTTTGCCGTTAATATTAACACCGACGTGTTTGATAAATTGTGCCATTGGTAACCTCCTTAATTATTCAGCTGAAGTAGCAGTTTCGGTAACTTCTACGCCAGTGGGTGCGCCTTCGGTTGAAGCTGGTGCCTCTTCTTCTTTTGGTGCATTGGCTTCTAGAAACTTGGCCAATTTGTTATAGGTTGAACCAATGACTTCCATCTCTTGTGCGCGATATGCACCACGCTGTGCGCCAAGTTCAATTGAACCAGCAAGCACTCTTAAATCTTGTAATGTTAACCCTACCACTGCGGCTGGCGCTTCAGTTGCCGGTGCTTCATTTACTACTGTATCTTGTTCCATTTAAAATCTCCTAGGTTAGAACGGAATTTGTCCTTAGATACTTATAGCATTGGAGAACCGGATGTTAGACCAAAAAAAAAACGCACCGTAGTGCGTTTTAACAAGTGTAGTAAAATTAATTCCGTTTTCTTCCTGGTGGAACATAATTGGCAGTGATACCAAACGGTGCTGTAATTTCGTTGCTTCCGTGTACAACAAACAGCGTGTCGCAGTAGTCTGGGTCGCCCCAAGTGCCAAACGGGTAGCCGTCTGTGAACATTACAAGTTGATGCGGGTTAACATCGTTATCTTTCATCCATTGCCATACACAAGCAAAGTCTGTTCCGCCGCCACCGGTAACTTGATATTCACCCATGCTACGACCGTCATCACCGGTAAATGTATCTTCGTGGTATACATCTGTATCAAATGTAACTATCCGTACCTTGTAAGAAGTAAACTGATCCAAGCTACCTTGCACCATGCCCAGGAAGTCCATCAACATGCCTTCATCAATGGAACCAGATGCATCTAATGCCACTACAATGTCAAGCTCTTCACCAGGTAATTGTCCAGGCAATACTGCACCGGTGTGCCAGCCCTTGCGGTTTGGACGCATCCATGTGTAGTCGCTTTTAACAGAGCCACTAAATTGAATACGCAACAAGTCCTTCAAATCCATTACAGGAGCAGTAACATCTTTAACCAGACGCTGGATAGCGGCAGGAGTATTGCCTGCGCCTGCTTGCTTGGCGGCCTGTATCACAGCTTCACGCCATTCATCGCGCAGGGCTTTCTTTTCTTCTTCTGACAGTTTCTTAAACTTGGGCCTGCCTTTGCCGTCTTTGCCAGGCCCGTTACCTTCGCCTTCGCCATCGCCATCACCTTCCATGTCCAAGTGGTCGTCTAAGGTAACTTGAATTTTTACAGCATTGTCAAACAAGTCGTCATAGACTTCGTCGGCAGTTTTGCCTTCGTACTTGCGATCTGCCAAGATGGAAACGGCTGTAATTGGAGTGCCAACGCTTTCACGGATCAGCATGTTGTTGATAACATAGTCACCTGCCATGTTCCAAATTTGTGGCACACGGTCGCCACGGCGTGTCATGTGCTCAAAGATGATATGTCCAAGTTCGTGGCCAAAGCCAAAAATCATTTCACCATCGCTGAGCTTGTCAACGAATGCCTTGTTGTAGTAAAATTTACGACCGTCTGTTGCAATAGTATTGCACCATTCAACTTCTTCTAGAATAAGACGTGCCGCAAGAGGACCCCAGAACGGATACTTTAACAGCATAGCAACACGGCTCTTAATTAGTTTGTCTCTAGCAATCATCTTTGACATTTTGGTGGCTCCAACTTGTTTGTATATGTATGTATTATACTATGTATCCTGATTCAGGTCAACCGTTTTTTCTACTTTATTTTGTGGTCCTGAAATATCCCAAATCATTGCTACTTGTGGTTCTCTAAACCAGACGTATTGCTTTGGTACAAAGTCCCAATCTAATCGCTTTAATCCCTGTTCCCTGGCCCATCTGGTAACTTCATTAATTGTGGCTCCTTTGGGGTAAGGTCGGACGGACCAACTCTTCCTTTGTTCGCGGAGCCACTCGCTAACATCAGATGGGGTAGGGGGCTGATCCGTCCAAACTTGGCGGGCTTCTGAGCCGTACATTATTTCAAGTACGGCCCAGTTCCTTTGTCGTTTACTCGTCTGTGAGTAAGTTGGCATAGCGTTTGAAGAACTCGGGGAAGTTGGTCATCTTCTTACGATCAAACACTACCTTGTAGGACTTCAATACAGTATGAGCTCCCATGATAACCATCTCTGGTTCAAAGTTACTCATCATAAAACCTAGCCAGTTATCTGCACTCTTGTTGAACTCGTCCAACTTGCCGCTCCGCTTGCCGGATTCGTATCGTGTACGAAGTTCGTAGCTCAAGCTGGTAACCATTGCATAAGCGGCACTTACCTCTTTGCTCTTGAAAGTGGTAACTTTGCCTGACAGCACATCTTCTGGCGCTGGCAAGTCTGCGGCATGTTTACGATGGCTCATAAACTTAATTGCCATACCTTCACCTACTAGGCCAGATACCATGTCTGTGTTGGCGCTGTCTGGCATGTCGTCATCAATCATGTCGCTTACAAAACTCCATGTACGAGGAGTAGCAAAGGCACGGTCGTGTTGCGTAGGATCAAAGTTGTATAAGTCGCCTTTGAACTGCTTCAAGAAGCCAACCACATGCGGATGGACTTCATGCATGATGGCCCATTGTTCCCAGTCTTCAAAGTCCACACGGATTTCCAAGTGCATGAAGCGGTTGGCCAGTGGGCTAGGCATACGATAGGTGACACCTTTATCACCCATTCGGTTGCCTGCGGCAATTAGTACAACATTGTCTGGCAGTTTATACTGTCCAACTTTGCGGTTAAGGATAAGCTGATAGGCCGCGGCCTGTACAGCAGGAGGAGCAGAGTTAAGCTCGTCCAAGAACAAGAATACAATGTCGTATTCTTTTGCAAATTCCTCGGTAGGCAATTCTGAAGGGGTAGCCCACTTCATAGTATTGTCACCTGCACTATAATAAGGGACACCCTTAATATCTGTAGGATCCATTAGGGCCATACGCAAGTCCACGACTGCGGAATTGGGCCATTCTGCGGCAACCTGGTTTACCATGTCACTTTTGCCTACGCCCGGAGGGCCCCAGACAAAGACTGGTCGACGCTTTTGTACTGCTCGGCGCAGGATAGGTTTGCACTCGCTAATTTTAACGGTGCGGGTTTCTACTTGATTTCCCATTTGGTGGCTCCTACTAGGGGTTGTTAATTAATAAAATAATTATAGCAAACACAGGGGTTGTTGTCAACCCCTGTTGTTATCACGCAACTGCTTCTGCAGAAACTGCAGGGCTAACTTGAGCAACAAACTCAGAAGCATCAATGGCTTCTTTTGTCATTGCAAAAGGCAACTCGACAAACTTGACATCTGTGCAACCTGCACGGACTAGAGTACGAGTACGGCGCTTGTCGTTTGTGTAACGAACTGCACCTTTGCCGTTTTTGCTAACAGCATATCCAACATGGGTAAAAGTCTCACCGTTGGTAACTGCTTCAATTGCGGCAGTGACAACAGCAGGCGCAATTGGAGCAGTAGCAACAGATGCCATGGACTTGGCCCGGGCACGAGCTTCACGCTTACGGATTGCGGTAGGTGTTTGCGAAAGAACTTTAGACATAAAAATACTCCTGTGTGTGTTTAAAAACATTGCGGAACTGTTCCGCAATATGTATACTATACTACAGACCCAGATCCTTGTCAACCTCTTTTTGGTTCTTAGCACCTCTTTTGTAGACTTTTTTGCTTTCCACAACTTTGGCCCTAAAAGGACTGTCAGCATGGTACAGCTCAATAGCTCTACGCTTTGGCGCTTTAAACTTTAAAGTAAGGATTGTCCGTTTCATAGTGTTACTATTATATGGCAACTAGAGCCAAGAGTCAACCTGTTTTTTGACTATTTTTGTTGTATTTTTACAACAACTTATTGCTTAATTTTTAAGCAGAAACAGCGTTTTTGCCTGCTTTAATATGGAACTCATACGCACAAAGTTAGTACTCACTAACTCTAACAGCTCATCTGCAGGATTGGATGAGGTACTGGCCATGCCAAATGCAATTTCTCCCATGTCAGCAAAGTATTTAGGATTAGGCCATCTTGGTTGCTTGATACCCCACCCATCAATGAACAAGCATTCTTCTCCAATCTCTCGCATGATTGGTTTTCGCTTGATACCTGGCAGGGACTGTGCGCTTAGAATTTTAATGGCAATTGGTTCGTTCCAAATATCAGTGCGTTCCATTGTGCGGGCAATGGTGTGAACTAAAAATGCCTCTACATCAGGCTCTAAAAAAGTCTGACTAGCACCCTGGGCTTCTACAACAATTTCCCACCCGGCTCTAACATATGGTTGCCAATTTTGCATGTTGATATTTATAGGATGCAGAGAAGTTACCGACGCTAACCTTTGCCTTGTGCTTTTCGACTCAGCCCATCTAACCATAATATGATATCTTCATTGACCAATCGAATTTCCATTGCATCCTGTTCGCCGAATATACGAAAGTAACCGGCTCCGTGATAGTATGGCCAATCCAGATGTCGCTCTAGGCCTATTAGGTGACCAGGCTTGGGACTCCAACCAACAGGACATTGATAAGACCAATACCTAAAATGAGGTCGCATCAGTTCCCAACCAAAGCTGGTTAAACGAAGACCTTTTTGACGGCCTGGTTGATAATTTTTAAACACCGTGTAAGGCGTTATCTTAGTGCTTGCCCAAATGTGCGGAACAGGGTACTGAGCCAGATACTCAGTGATCTTTAAAGGAATTTCCTTGCTCATTGATACGGCGTCCTTGTTTTAATTCAACGACTGAAAAATCTTCAACTTTGAACATTTTATTTAAACGATCAGCAAGGTTAAAAGCATGTCCTGGATTAGAGAAACTGACTTTTTTGTATTTAGGGCCTGGATAACTTACTAGGCTGTTTAGTGTACGAAGATTGATGGGTTTATCTTTGTAGAATACAGCATAGATGGCGTCAGCCGCGAGCACTTCTTCGCTTTTGTATGTGCGAGGGTTAGTATTGGTAAGGAGAATGGTTGGCTTGGGTCTGGACATGCAGTTATTTATCAAAACAGCATATTTAATGACTGGATAAACTACTACTTAAATGAATGTTTTGGCTTTAAACGATTTTAGATTTTTACCAGTTAGTACCACACAACTCAAGCTGGTTTTGCTTTCGTCTGCTGTCATTCCTGATGCTACTATGGTCCAATTTCCGGTAGTTCTGCTGGCCCATATAGTCATCAACAACTCTATCGAGTCAACTTCACCGGTAATGACCAATTCTTCGCCTACGCTGGCCAAACTGCCTATTACTTCTTCACTGGTGGCACAAGTCCATGGAACATTGGTTTGAAATACCGCGGCCAACACTGGCAAGCACTTTAATACTAGATATAGTACCAGTGCAATTACGGCAAATTTAGTTATAACCGGCCGCCAGCCAGTCAGTGTGTTGTTGAGCATTATCCGAAGCCTTCTGTAAACCATACTTACCACAGAACTTCATAAAATGCGGCCCCACGCTAGGATATTTTTCTCGTTGCACAGCTTCGGCAATGCCTTGATCCAATATTGCCTTGATGTTGTCGGGTTGTGCTGTTAGGTCAATAATGGCTCGGTTGCGTTCGTAATCATCTCTAACCACATGTTCGATTTCTTCATGGTCGGTCCAACGCTGAAGCATGAGATTGTTCCACATGAAGCCTTTGTTATGACGATCAGCAAAGGCTTCCAGTAGGCCCACTTTGTTTTTACTACCTTTGGTACGCACTCCAGGAAACGCACTGAAGATGTTGTCGCTGGTATCGCCACGCATACATTTCTCAAACAGCAACCATTCTGGATCAGGAGCAGGCTTTACTTCCTTTGTCTTTTTATCAACAATGGTTTTACCCTTGTCATCAAAGTAACCTTCGTGCGTGGTCAGCACTCCAGCAATGCCATTGTATAACTGAACATTGGGAGCTACCAATTGTTCAAAGTCGCCATCGCTTGAAACAATAGTATGGTTGTCACTGGGATGCAGTTGTATCCAGCGAGCAATAAAATCATCAGCTTCGCATACAGGATTACGCAATACTGTTACATTGGTACGAGTGCTAATGTATTCATAAAACTTATCAAAGCTTTCCCAGAACAGCTTTTCTTCCTCAGCTTCTTTGACTGTGTGTTTAGCACGGGCATCTGAACGCTGAGCCTTATAAGGTTTATAAACATCCTTGCGCCAGCTTCGACCTTCAAAGCAGAACACCACATGCCGACCCTTGCGCTCTTTCCATTGTTTAAGAACAGCAGAAAGAATAATATGATAACTCATAGCAACCCGTTCCTCAGGATCACCAGTACGGATCACATGACGGGCACGGAAGAAAAGATTAGCGGCATCAACAATTAAATAGCTCATGTAGTTATTGTAGCAGATGCTACCCTCAAAGTCAAGATTGATTTTTTGTTTTTTCGTTTGTAGCAACACGGCCGCTATCTGCTATAAAATCAGTAGTGGCTTGTCCATCTTGGCCCACATTACGACATAGGTCCGTGAACCAAGCATCTACGATTTCTTCGGGCGCCATACCAGTATACCCATTCTTTCTAAGGAATATAACAAAGGCAGGATTCCATTCCAATTCAAAGTAACCTGACTTTGGATTATTTGGATCTACATGTGCTTTGATAACATTAACCCATGGCTCAGCACTGTCACGCATTGACTTTGCTGTTTCTTTGCTTTTAAATTTGTTTTTTAACCAGTTAAACATATTTTTCTTCTCGCTCTTTTAATTTAATCAAAACTTGTTCTCTCCATTCAACTGTTTCGCTGTACCAGCCAAGTCGTTCTTCGTCGGTTCTGAAACAACCAATACACATGCCATCACCATCTGTTGCACAAATACCTACGCATGGGTTTGTGTTGTTTGCATGCTCATCCGGCCCTGTCGAGGTAGTCATGTTGGTGCTCATCAATTGAAATCTTCTTCTTTGGTTTAAATAATGCGGCTAACTGGCCTAACTTAGAATCAACATTCTTAGGCTGAATCAAGGACCTTGGATCATAACCGGCGTATCTAACACTTTGTAAAGCATTAGATACACCACAGAGTTTACAAGCATCAGCCAATGGGAGGATACTGATAACATTGTTAGAAAAACAAAGATGTTTCCAAGTTGCCATAGTGTTATATATCCTTAAAATGTCAATCAAATTACTCATTTACTATTCTTAAAATTCTTTACATCTTTGATTGCAGTCTTCAAAGTTTCTGCATAATTAAGAGCCTGTTGTTCTCGCATGATAATACTGGCCTCATATTCAATGTATCCTCGAGTCAGTAAAGTCCATATCTTTTGCCAACGATTCAATGCCCACCACTTGCTTTTTTGTTGTGTGTATGTTGTTACAGTAACGCCGGTATCATCAGCTTCGATCCACACATTATGATCGTGATTATCATCACCACATTCGCATACCACTTGATAGGTCATGGCATCGCCCCAATCGTTTTTCTTCAATATACCTTCTGCTGGTACTTGCGCTTTCAATGTGTTAGTAGCCATATCAAGTGTTCCTTTTTGTCATGATAACGAAATTCAACAACTGCTTCATTTGTGCCTGCCCATGTGCCTGCCCATATAACTACACCTTCTACTGCATATCTTAACCACAGTAACTTTCCTGTTAGTTCACATCTGCGTGGCTTCCAAAGAAATCTTGATTTCCAAAATGCTTTATCGTGAAACGAAGACATCTGTGTACGACTGTAATAAAACGGCAATCACTTGCCCCAACCATTGGACCAAATGTCAACATGCAACCTGGGACTATAACGATAGCCTCTGGCCAGTGCTTCATCAGCAATGTGTCTTGTGTTAGAAAAGTATGCTTTGTCTGTGCCGCCCACCGGCATCACATAAACTTGTCCACCAAAGCCTGCCGCACGGTATTCACCGACTGCTTGGTCTACTTCTTTAAAGTCCATGATGTTGTCAATTACAAATTTTAAATAGGTGTAACCAAGTGTTTGATATTCAACAACTACATCAGGTTTAATAGCATCTGACCATTTCTCACCACTGGAAGTCAGCTTGGGGCTAACACTGAATGTAAGATAGTCGCGGTCTCGGCCAAACCTAGTCCATTCTTCAAACAGATAGGTATGAAAGTCATCATGCAATTTCTGAGTACCATTTGTTTCAAATGTCAAATTGGCCAAGTCACTCATACGGCTATTGCTTAACAATGCAGGATACAATTGTTGCCAACCCAACAACGGCTCACCACCTGTGATGACCAAATGTACATCATTACCATTGTTCTGTTCCCAGTGATTGTTGGGTGTCAAGTCTAACATAGCATCAACTGCCTGCTCAACACTATAGTTAGGACTTAGATGTTTGAATGCAGGATGCCAGCTTGCGTAACTGTCACAACCGGTATTGGCCAGTGGTAAGTCATTGAAGGTTGGGTACAGGTGTACCACTTTACCAATGTCATCTGGCTCAGTGGTCTTTTCACCTGTGGGCAAGCCAAAGCCCGCACACTTAAAGTTACAACCAAATGTTCTAAAGAACACACTAGGTACGCCAACAAAGCGACCTTCGCCTTGTGCGCTGTAAAATATTTCGCTTACTTTAAATTCATTCATATATGCTGGACCATTTCTTTAGTTTCTCAAACTTGGCTTGCTTCGCGGCTTCCATGCCTTCGACTGTTACTACACCCAACGATTGTAACAGGTCTACCATGGCAAGTAAATCACCAATTTCACCTTCTAAGTGCTGTGCATTAGTTAGCGGCTTGCCTGGCTTCATATTGTCCAATCCAAAACGATTGCATTTGCTAACAGCCTGAATCACTTCGGCACATTCCTCCGAGAGAATGTTCATAATTTCGTAAAGTTTACTGTCCATTTTTAATTTCCATGTAGGGTGCAATATCGTTATCAAAGATCTGAGCCATTTGATTCCATAATGACCTTGCTTCTTCATCTGTCATACCAGCACTGAATTTAGTGCCGTAGTCCTCGGCGCCACCTTTACGGAGTCCATAGTCATGTCGCCATGTGTAGCACATTCTAGTAATAATTTGTTCTCTTGTTTTCATGGTCTTGGAAAGTCTAGTTGGAACACATGAGCCTTAGTGCCCTTTAATGCTAATAACATCTGTTCTTGCTGTGCATCTTCAAGTTTAACATAATAGCCCGGGAAGATAGCCGCCCCAGGTGCAGAAGGAATATGTCCTGTCATCATGCCAGTTGAACTGAGGCTGGCTATAATCCAAACACACAGGGCTTCTGGTGGGTCAACTGGCTTCATTATACCTCCAATACCAAATTAGGATTCCAGCCTGTATCTTCGCTGTAACCATTGTGATGATAGCCTCGTGGGTTACATACCACTCGGGTCTCTCCAATTGTATAATCAAAAGGATGATGAGTATGTCCATGTGTCCACAGTTTGATCTGTGGATGATCCAATATAAACTCACTCAACTCACTATGGTAGCCACCGTTCATCAATGTGTCACGGCTGTACATTGGGTGACAACTTTGAAAGCTTGGAGTGTGATGTCCAACTACTACAACCTTTTTGTCATTGTGTTCTTTTACAATATGCTTGATATAGCCCAGTGTCTTGTCGTGCCGTACTGCAACATCCAACGCACTCATAGTAGCATAGTTTCGTTGATCATTACGAATGATACGAAAGTCGTTCATCATACCTTCAATGGCATGCATAGTAAGAGGGTCACGCCGGTTCATATCAGTCCACAAGGTACCACCAACAAATACAACATCAGTGACTTCACCTGTGTCTCTGTTACGGTCTTGAATAATTTTAGTGTCATTTTCTAACATATAGATGTTAGGATACCGGGCCAGTTCTTCACGCATGTAATCAATACCTGCATAGAACTTGCCATTGTAAAATTCATGATTGCCCATAATGTAAATCACATGTGGGAACTGAAAACTACAACGCTTGAAGAAATCTCTAAAACGCTGTGCGGCCTGCTGTCTGCGACCTAGCCCGGTGCCATTGGCAATAGCCGCCTGTTCGCTAGTATTGTTAGGTTCGGGATGGTCGTGCAGATCCTGGGCGATACAGATATCGCCACCTAAGATTAGAACATCACAGTTGTCATTGTTAACAATGTTAACATCTGAAAATTCCAAATGTAAATCACTAACCAGCTTTATCTTCATCATCGTCCTCGAGCTTTGCTATAGAGTTTAATCCGTTAACTGGAATACCATCTTCGTCCACAATAGCGAAACCATCAAAGATAAATCCAGCACCTTTGCAGAAATCTGAAAATGCTTGTAAAATCTCTTCTAAGTTGTCGTGATTGTGATCTAATACAAGTTTCCTAGTACCATCATTGTAGCATATTAACCACTGTGTGTCAAGCGAATGTTTTTCAATATCGCCCATGGACCGCAATGCTTTTTTAATTGAGTCCCAATCGTTAGTTGCCATTAGGTCGCATTTCTCTATTGAGGTCACTGATAGCACGGATCAAGTCAACATGTATTCCAGACTTGACCAGGGCCGCTTCAAAAGTCCTGACATCTTTAGGAAAGCATTTGCCGCCATATCCGGCTTGCCCATCTGGACCAGGACTTTGCCAATGACTTGATCCAAGTCGACCCTCTGATTGTAGTAGCTGTTGTACTATCTCATATGAAGCCGCATTTTTCTCGCACAGTTGTCTTACTTGATTGGCAAAGATAACTTTCATTGCCAAGAATGTGTTTGTGCTTAACTTGGCAATCATTGCTTCAACCGCATCAGTTATTAATAGTGTTCCCTTATACAGGCTGATCACATTTGCAAATTCTTCTGTGGCCTCACCACCAATGACAACCATTGTTGGATTAACACTATCTTCTTTCCAAGTGGCTTCACGAATGTATTCTGGCCAAATAATTAAATTTTGCCCTAACTGTTTTTCTAATTTTACAGCAGACTCTACACCAATGGTACTTCTTACAATGATTTTCCCTCTGAATTCATTTTGTAATGCTTCGTTGATTGCCGCATCAACGCATGATGTATCATTCTCGGGCAATATTTCCGAATCATTCAAATCTGTATTGACACAAACAATGACATAGTCGGCCACTGCCCAACTACTCGGGTCAGCAACAACATCCTTGCCTGGATCATTGAATTCAATCTCAATCTCAGGAACAAATGTTCTCAAAAACATTTCAGTTGATTGGCCAACTGTACCTTGGCCCTGTATGATAACTTTAGTCATTTTTCTCTCTTAATATAAAATCTGGATATTTTTCTATGCTTGCATCTAGCAACTTTTCTAATCGTCCCAAGTGAACCCATCCTTTGATCACAACAAGTATTTTTTTATACTTTGGATTAAAGTCTGCTCCATGTAAGTAGTCTTCATTGTTCCATGCAAATGTATTAGTATCATTTGGTAATTTTACATAGTATCGATCATGCAGTGGAATGTCTGTGTGCGGAGGATATTTATTTGCTAGTGTCAAGTAGAATGTTTCAATTGGATTTTCATCATGCAACATCAAACGGATCTCAGTTGGAAATCGCATTTTACCATCTATACTTGATGGGAGATTGCCATCATAGTGTGCTGGAATAACTTTATGGTTGCTCCATAATCGGATGGATCTAACTTTTGTAAACGGTAATATTCCTAAAATTGATTTAAGATAAGTTGGTTGAGAATCTGCTAATTCTTTAGATACTGTTGTCCGCCATGCCGCTTGATCAAGCAATGACTTGTCTTCGTATAGTGCCAACCCATCCCATTGAGTATATAACTTTGATACTTTAGCAGGATCTTTTCCAACCGCGCCACGGTCAATATGTTGTCGATGTACTGTTTCGTTCTGCGAATCCCAAATCTTCCAAAATTCATCAGCATTGTCTAATTCAAATTTTGGCAATGCCAACGGCAATGAAATAATACCTTTGTATTTTTCATTGAGTCGCGGACAATCATACAGTCTGATCAGAGAAGCAAATGTTTCTAAATTCATCTCTCTAACAAATCCTTTTTATCCTTGACATCTTTAAATTCTTCAGCAGTATCAAGTGGGGCCTTGCTTTTATTAATCACTGGCCAAATTTTGCTAAGTTCAATGTTGATTGGTAGCCAAGGTTTTTGTTCTTCTGTCATATCTCGATCTGCAACGATAGCATCTACTGGACATTCAGGAATACAAACACCACAGTCAATACATTCGTCAGGATCAATGACAAGAAAGTTTGGTCCTTCTTTAAAACAATCAACAGGGCATACATCGACACAATCAGTATACTTGCATTTGACGCAACTTTCAGTTACTACATAAGTCATTTTATATCTTCCAATTAGATTCGATGCGTTCTTTGTTGTTGGGCCGGTTACCAGTTAACCCCAACATACCTCTATATGTCTGCCAAGCTTCTTGCACCATTGGATCTTCATGTCCACCGGTAGGAAACAAGTCTGCCCATACAGCATTTTCTGGCATCATACTTCTATATGTACCAAAGTTACGAGGTTGATGTATCTTTCCTTCTCGGAACAGCACACTGGCCACACCTTGGCAGGCTGTTTCGTCTAATCCTTCTAAATATCCAGAGCGATACATGTATTCATTGATGATAGGAACCAGTTGTTCCTGTGTTTCAAATCGTGTACCAGACACAATAACCACAACATCGTTGATATCAACAACATCTGTAACAATGTCACGGATACAACGGCCTAGACTAAATCCCACTTTCATATGTGCTCCTTGTCCACCAAGACTCCCACGGGAAGTCGATCCATACATCTTTTTCAACTTTGTTAACAATCATACCACAATAGTCAGTATACTGGTCGCTAGCCTCATTGTCAACCAAAACGGCCAAACGAACTGATTTATGCCAATGCTTGTCGACGAAATCTGGCTCTACACCGGCCACAGAACTGGCCCAATCTTCTTTAAGCCATGCTTGAGTTGCACCCGAATCATTTATGTCATCTACCAGTAATATTTTCTTGCCAGCCAACACTTCTTCTGGTGCCCATAACAACGATTCGGTGTCTTCAAAATCTCTCAACGACACTTTGACACTGGTATGTGGAATCTCTAAGTAATGACTGAGCATGTTACTGAGAATTAATCCGCCACGATCAATGCCAATGATAATATCAGGCCGCCAACCACTCACATTGATATCACGGACAATGGTATGGGCCAGATACTCTATGTCGCCCCAGGACAATGAACATTTTTTTAACATTATTTTTCTTCCGACGATTCTGGGCCGCCTAATAGTTTTTCCATTGCTTTGTACTCGTTGTACATTTCCTTGAGCATGGGATATTTTTCATGCATTTCAAAGTTAGGTGCTATGATCAGCAACCGCTTCTTCAATGTTTCCATCATATCAGCCAGCTCATCTAAGTCAATTGTGTTCTTGGCAGTTTTGATTGTAGTCTTACCATACTCAGTGGTGTCTGCAGAAAGAATTGAAGCACTGGTATTGTAACTGATATTTCCTGCTGACAAGTTTCCTGCTATAGTAAAGCCTGCTCCTGATCCACCAATTGTTGTAATGCCGTTACTGAGTCCAATGTTGGTTAGGTCGATACTGCCCATGGTATTCATACCAATATCATACAGGTCTCCGGAAAGAGTGATGGTAGAAACATCCTGTGCATTTTTGCCGCCAACAGTTGTATTGGTCTCGTCCCATTTGAACTCAACAGGATCTATAGTAGACAGTACGTCTTTCAATTTGTTTTTTGAGTCATTGTCCATAGTTCACCGTGGAGCAAATTCTTGTTGCATTTTAATGTTATCAAAGAATTCTTTCTTTGTACTTTGGTCGTCCTTAAAGGCACCTTTGAGCACAGTAGTCTGTGTAAGACTGGAGTGTGCCATGATGCCGCGATTTTCACAGCATCCGTGAGTGGCTTGAATGTATACGCCTAAGTCTGTTGCGCCTGTTGCTTTGCTAATTTCCCGAGCAATATCATTACAAAGTTCCTCCTGGAGAGTACCACGTCGGGCACACCACTGGGCGATCCGTGTATACTTTGATAGGCCAATAAGTTTATTAGCGGCAATAATGCCAATATAGGCAACACCAGAAACGGGTTGGTGATGATGACTACACATACTACGAAGTTCGCTACGCACGACCAACATACCTTCGTAGCGGTCGTCACTATCATTTGGAAAAGCTGTTGCATCTGGGGATGGTTCATATCTACCTGCCATTACTTCATTAAAATACATTTTAGCTAATCGTTTAGCAGTACCTTTGCTGTTGGGATCTGTTTCTCTGTCAATTAACAAACTGTCTAGCACTGTTTCAAATGCTTCTGCGGCCTCTTTGATTAAGATTTCTTTATGTTCGTCAGTTACATATTCGCTAATGTTATCGCCTGCCCAGAAGCGTTTGTTATCTCGCTTCATCTTGAATCGAATCACATCTGCTAGATTGGCTTCTTCATAGCCCTTGTCGTCTATGTTATTAAATGTTACAGGTTCGTTCATGTTTAATTTTCTTTAGGTTGTGTTGTATTATAACAGATAGTTAGTCAATGAGCAAGACCTCGCTTGGCCAAGTTAAAAGATAAAGCATTAGATCTTCGGGCTTCTTAAAATGTACCATGATTGTAATGTCAAACATTTCATTTGAATACTTGGCTGACTCAATCTTTGCCAACTTGCGCCAATTAAATGGATCACCTTTGTAATCTGTAGCAGACCATCTGTTCTTGCAATTAGCAATTAACCACCGCCTAATGTTTTTTAGTATAAACACATGGCTGGCAGTCTTGGCCGAATAAACTTTATCCTTGGTTTGCGTTGGCATAGAACTCACTGTTACGCAAGTCATCCCAGCCACCGATTAACTTACCATCAATGATAATCTGAGGAACAGTTCTAGCGGTAGGTACTGCTTCCATTAGCATTTCGCGAGTGAATCCATTGGTACCAACCTTGTGTTCAGTGTATGTAAGATTTTTACTCTTAAACCAATTCTTTGCCATGTCGCAGTAGGGACAAGGTTGTTTGCTGTAAATTGTAATTTCCATTATTTTTCCTGTGATGTATCGTAAGTTTGAGCAAAGATATCTTTCTTTACCACACCGTAGTCGTTTGGACCATGCCGTACAATATAGTCATTGCCTGTGGTATAGTTCAAGTCACCCCATGTGGCTTTGATGACACCATTGTGATCTGCTAACTTGGCCAATTTAGTTACACCGCCCTTGGGAGTTCCTGTACCGTCACCATTGTCATCGTACTTATCATGAAAATTTTCAGGTTCCAACGGCCAAAATTCTTTCTTAGGACCCGGACCCATGATGTAATGTCCTGCCTTGTGCTCTACTGGACCTTCCAATGTTTGTGTGACTCCGTCACTATTGGCAATGGTATACGGCACCGGAATTGGTTTTTTGAATGTTTCAAAGCCACCTTGTTTAAACCAAGCATCTGTGATGCCATTCTCTAATTCATTGATTTTCATTGTTGTTCCTTTTGTATCTGTGCCTCGTACACTCGTTTTCTTAAACTGCTTGAACTAAAACTGTGATCACGACCATTAAAATATAGATCAATATTACGCTTGTGACAAATTTCTCTACCAGTGAATTCTTTGTTTTCATATTCAACTCCTAGTATACGCACATTAATAGGTAATGTTAATAGTAGATCTTCTAGATCTTTTTCTGTGTTGTAGACCCACACTTCGTCAACATAACGACTGCCTTTGAGTTGCATCTGTCGTTCTACAATGGTCTGTACAGGTTTATTCTTTGTGACACGATCCAGCGTTGGATCATTTTGCAATCCACAAATTAAGTAGTCGCATTTGGTCTTTGCTTCTTGTAACATGGAAACATGGCCAGCATGTAGCAAATCAAAGGTTGAACAAGTGAAACCTACTTTCATGCTCGACTCTTAAATTCTACTGAGTTGTACCAATCCCATGCACTACGCACAATATTATCAATCTTGCTGTTCTCTGGTACCCATCCCATTTGCATTTTAATTTTGTTAGAACTTGCAACCAGTACTTCAGGATCGCCGGCTCTTGCACCGCCAGTATGTACCAAAACAGTTTTTCCAGTAATGCGTTCAACACTGGAAATAATTTCTCTAATGCTAACACCTTTACCAGTTCCTAGATTAAACTCAACACTGGGTACTTCCATGGTTTCTGCATACATGGTTGACAGGTAATGAGCATTGGCAATATCTTCAACATGCAAATAGTCTCTAATGCAAGTACCGTCGGGAGTAGAATAGTTTGTGCCGTTTAAAGTAAACACATCTTGGTTGACAATACTTTCCATAATTTTAGCAATTAGGTGCGTTGCCTTTTTCAATTGACCATGCCTGACCATGTTGTCTGCACCACAAGCATTGAAGTATCGCAACGATATAGTTTTGAATCCATATCCAAATGCACAATCTCTTAATACCTGCTCTGCCATAAGTTTACTGTGTCCATATGGACTGATTGGAAGTCGAGGAGTTTCTTCTGTGATAGAATGGGCTCCGGGGTTTCCATAGATGGCGGCACTACCTGAGAAGACCACAGTCTTGTTCCAGCCATTGCGAGCCAACATTCCCAACATGTTGGCAGTATTACCAACATTATTTAAATAATAGGGTGCTGGATCTTGTATGCTTGGTCCCACTAGACTGGTTCCGGCAATGTGTATCAATGCAACAGGATTGTTTTGTATAATCAAACTGGTAAACATTGGATTGTTAAAGTCACCGTTGATATAACGATCGACTCTTTCTGTAATCCAAGGAGCAGTATTGTTGCGGTCTACACCAATGACATTGTAACCAGCATCTTTGAATTTTAAAACAGTCTGCCCACCAATGTAACCATTACACCCTGTTATAGCTACCCATTTTTCCATTAGTACTTTGCCTCTGCAATATGGTCACGATATCTGTTACCGGCCCGATTCCATTGTTCACCTGTGCCTTGCATGATATCTAGCACACGGTCGATAGTGCCATTGTTCCAATCACTAATCTTGCCTTGATTGACATGAACACCAGATAACTGAACTCGAAGTTTTTGTATGGCATCATCTAACGACCAAGGAACATATAGTCTGGTATGATCATTGGCGAATGTTTCTGGAAAACTACGATAAGCAGGATACAAAACATTACAGCCAAGAGTGTCGGCCTCGCTGACGGTGTTTGAAACCCAGTCTTGTAAAGCACAATTAAACAGCACACGACTATCGTTGACAATATTATAGTACTCATTTTTATTAAGGTCCTCATAAATCTTGAGTTTTCCCTGTGCCGCCATTTTATAGGCACGCTCTAAGTATTTGGGATTGTTACTACGCAATGGTCCACCACTTAATACAGCAAACTCAACTGGATTGTCAGGTTGTTCGGCATGCCACTTCTCAATGAGATCCATAAAGAAGTCTGGTTGCTTCTCTTGGTCAAACCTTGCGGCAAATACAACACGATGAGCTCTTTCAGACCAGGACTTAACTTTATTATTAACTCGGCCAAGAACTTCTTCTTTGCCATATGCTAGACCGCTAATGTTATAGATAGGAGCAGTCCAATTAGCAATACGCATATGGGCAACCATCTCTTCATTTGTAGCAAGTACACCTGTGACAAAACAATTGACCATTTGTTCATATGTACTCATCCATTTGCTCATACCCCATACATGCACAAAGTCATCTGGGTCAATGGCCTGGGCCAGACAACGAACATATATGCGTGGTCGCAAGTTGGCAGGCACTTGATCTAGAATGTAAGGCAAGCTTTCAATGCCGGGTTGAAACATGTCTTCAAAGTAGATGACATCTTCACTGGTGACATCACCACGGCGCATCATCTGCACCAGATTCATCATCTGGCTCATACCAAAGTAACTGCGACCATGTGCGTCTAACACTTGACCAACACTGATTGCTTTGGTATTGTCAATGGTACTGCCGGGTACTAACACATAGTCAATGCCCCGGCGTTTGAACACCGCTTCATTCCATTGCTGGAGTTGAAGGGTGTATCTTCCTTCATAGGGCTCCAAGCCCATATAAAAGAGCTTACGCATTTACTACCTCATCGCGATCCAAGCGATTAGGCATACAGCACATACCATCTTCGGTATGCACAGTTTCACCTGCCCATGCACTCTTATAAAATCCCACATGGATTTTAAGTGCCTTGTTTGCACGATCAACTGCACTTTGCACATTGATAGTGTAGGTGAAACTGCGATCACCTGTTGGCTCATGCCTACGCATTTCTGGCAAGTCAATGGCATAACCATAGATCATACCAGCATGGCACAGATCAGTAAGATACTGATTGTAGAACGCTAGTGGCAAGTGCCCTAGCTCTGCTGTCAACACACCGTCATATAACTCGCTAATTTTTAGCAAGTCAAACTTGATGTGGTTGATGTTAAGTCCAGCTCGGCGAGCCTGGTACTGCGGATTATAGTTTCCGCGATCTTTGCGTTCAAAACGAACGCGATTGTCAAGAGTATTGTTTGAGGCATCCATTTTCGCCATCCTCCGAAATTTCAATCCAAATTTTACGATCTGTGTACTTTGATGAGATTTGACCATGTAGGTCATCTGCCATCATTTCGCAGGACTTGTGATTCAACTCAAGTGTTCCTTGGTTATATAAATTCTCCAACCAACGCTTGAACTGAATAAACTCCACATCTCTATCGTCATGGAAGACTTCGAGATACACTTTAAAGTGGAACATGTGTCGATGAGGATGTCCTAAAAAAGAAACATCATACTCGTCACCTGTTGCCAATTTAGCATCCGTAAGTGCAGCCGGATACCTATGAATGCCTTCCTTACGAAAGGTAACCCAAATCATGTCTTGTGACATGTTATTCCTTTACTCGATGTAATTATTTGCTTTTAAGTAGACCCACAACTTCCAGTCAATTGCCTGAGCAAATTCTAAAAGCTTGTCCATTTTTTTGTTAAGATCAGCAATCCCAGCATCTCCACCTACAGCTGTCTCAGGTGCTTCTTCTCTAACAGGTGCGCCAGCAGTTTTTGGAACTGGTCGCTTAATTGGTTTAGTAAAATTACCAACCTTGACTTCGTCGTTCATTTCATTTTCCTTAAATTTAATTAACAGGGCTATCGCCTTGGTAGGCTATCCACGGAGTAAAATACTTCCTATCAGTTAAGTCACTTAAAGGAACGCACCACACCCCAGGATTCGTTTTGTTAAAACCTTTATCGTCGATTTTAACGGTTGTATTGTAGTTAAGCAATCTAGTGTATGGTAGTTTGGCCGAAATCATTGGAATGACGCGATGTTCGTCACTGGCCATACTTTCTAAAAATCCCTCAACTTGACTTAGCTGTATATCAACTGTGACATAGTGAATACTCTGATCTTCAAGCACCTTATTGATCATGTCGTCAATTGATCGCCAAACATCGTGATTGTCATTTTCCACATGGTGCAGACTCATATTAGCACCAATGTAAATGTGACCAATCTTTTTCTCTTTGGCAAGTTTTACAATTTCCTCACCAGGATGGATACCAACTACAAATAGTGTATTCATTCCAAGTGCAGGGCTGTGTTCAACTTCAATGCCAGTAAAGAAGTCCGGTGCAACGCGATCAATAGACATCATTCATCCTTAAGCGATTGTTCAAGTTCAGTTAGTTTAGGATCGTTCATATCATCAAACTCTCCACCTTCTGCCATTTCATTTGCACTGGTACCATCACCAGTGGTAAAAATATCATGCACAGCTTCTGCACCACTCTTACGAGTCTTGCGTCCAGAGAACTCACTTAGCAATGCAGAACTTTGTTCTAACAATTCATATGGGTTCTCAACTCTAAACACTTGATCTACTAGTTCCATTATGTATAATACATTACGAGGTACCCATAAGTCAACCTGTCCTTCCTGACTTCTTTGCCGACCTTTGCGCCATTCGGCTGGGTCTGGACGATTCAACTTGTGTGCAATGTCAGCAAGTGTGTTGGCTCGCTGTACACTTTCAATGTGTTGGTAAACATTATGGCCCATAATAAGACTATAACTGAATGTGTCCCAACTTGTTCTTGAAACCTTACCATTTTTATTTTCTTGACCTGGTTTGTAATAGCACACATCGCCCATGGTCAAGCGTTCACCGATTGGACTGTTCCAAGGCCATGGAATTTTAGATCCACTTAGGTCTCGGTTATCCACAGCCTTTTCCATCACATAGGTAAAGCGATCATTGCTATGCACATGTTGTGTATAGCTTAGTCCGTATGCCACAGAAACAAATGGACTTGCACAATCATATGTTACTAGCATGTTTGGATTGACATGTTCTCGCAATGCTCGCTGAATTGCAGTTAAGAAAATTGTCCATTCTAAACGACTTGTGCCCAAGAAGTGAATGACATCCTTACCTGGCGCCAACATACCTTCGTCACGCATTTGAATTAGTCTACGGAGAACCAAGTGTGCGTCTTGCATGTTGTTACCACCCATTGCCCAACCTTCAAATGGGAAGTGTTTAACATTGTCGTACCAAATGTCTGCTTCTTCATTGTTACTACCCTGTAACACATTTAGAAACTTTGTTTTGTTTTGTCGATTGGCCAAGAACCATGCATTGTTGTAAAGTGTGCCATCCAAACATTGTTGGAATGACTTTAGACCAGTGCGTTCGTTCAGTGGTGGTCGTGCCGCCCAGGTTGGAATATCCAATACCATCGAATAGTCAGCAGTATGCTCTAACCAATTTAAAATTGCGCCGCGAGTCTTGTCTGCAGAACCTTTGTAGCCAGCATCACCTGGCTTCTCCATAAAGTTTTCCCAGTCAAACTTGATGACACCTTTTGCAATTTGGAATCCACCAGAGTCGCCTAGAATAAAAGTATTCTTGCGATCTCGTTGTTGAACCATTGCTTCTTCTTTGTCAGTCTTCTTGAGATCCAGCTGTGCATGGCCCGCAGAATATAGTGCATAAGGATAGTAAAAGTATGCTTGTTCCTTGTTAAGGAAGTTCATACCCTCAATACCATTTTCAAATTCTTTTGGAACACGGTCAGCTTTTACACTAACGCCGGGCTCGTTTCGTTCTTTACTAATAATGGTATTGTAAAAAGATGAGATACTAGGCAAGAAAACTGCATAGTCTTCATTCTTAGCCCACAAGTCAACTTTACTTTTTTTACTTGGCATATTCTTACTTCTGTGTTGGAGTAATGTATTCGTAAGCAATTAAGCCACTGTTAAATTCAACCTTGGTAGCTCGCTCACTGATGCTCAACACCGGTGTGCCTTGGCTACACATTTTAAATGCAGTTAACAAAGCCTGAATTGACAAGGATACTGGACGCTTCAAGGTTTGTGTAGTGTCAGCAAATACAAACTTACCTGCATGACCACCACCAGCACTTCCACCAAAGCTAAAAACCAACTTGCCATTCTCTGTGCTTGCAGTTAAATTTGGGTCAATGGTGGCATACAATGTACCGCGCTGGCTCAGCTCACTGATTTTATTTGCTTGTGGACTAACAACTACTTCCCAAGTTGTGCCGTTAAAACTACGACTCTTGGTCTTCATCAGGTTAGTTGGCGTCAAACGATATTCGTCATTGTTGCCGTCTGCATTGTTGAATGCCAAACGATCAACATCACCTTTGTTGTTTGATCCAACTGTGACATTACACTTTTTTGTAACATCTGGATCTTTGTATAAGTTTGTCAAGCCAACAAAGAAGCCCAAGTTAAGCATGCCGCATGCCTCAGGAAACTCTGTGACCTTGTCCTTGCTGTTGGCAAGTACAGTCAGCAATGAATCTTCCGGATACGCAGTAAATTTTGTACTGTTTGGTTCTTGTTCAACCAGGATCTCTTCAAAGATTCCTAGTCCTGCGATGTTTTTTGCTACATCAAGCGTAATGTCTTTTAGCATTGTCATGTTTCTCCGTTAATGTTACTATTGTAGTTAGATTTAGATCTAAAGTCAACTGCTTGTTCTCCGTTTTAAGAAAACAAGTCATCGATAAAGCCTCGGTCCTTACTTTGGTTCAAGTCCCAATGTAATACACCTAGCAAGTTTTCAATCTTACTGTCAATGATGGTTTCTTCCATTGCAGTATGATCAAATGGTAATAGCTTAAACCAATCTGGAAGATTCAATTCGTCAATTGGATAAGCAATAGATGTTATGTTGTAGTTGTTGGATCTCAGTTTACAAACAATGGCTTTTTGACCATCCGTTATTTCCATACTTCGGTTGTCACTGTGCGCCTGCTTGAATCGATTCCAGTTGATGGCCGCCATGGCATGACCAACTCCGCACTTGCCAGTCTTTTCGTAAACAGCAGTATGTTTAGTTAGATTGTTCACACGCTTGGGGGTGCCCTTTTCCCAACCAGGTCTGCTCTTGAACTCCTCACGGAACTGTTTGACACGGGCCATGACCTCATATTCAGTTTTACCTTCCAGGGTCATAGTCAATGCTTCTTCCAAGAACCGTTGCATGAACTCTGGAGTGTCTGCTCGCTTCATGTCCAGACCCATGGCTTTCAGTTCGCCCAGTGATCCATTTGTATCTTTGCGCTTGCCTTCCTTGTCAAAGATAAGAACAGCATAACGCTTCTTGGTCATGTAGATGCCTTTGCTGGCAACCAGTTCTCGACCTGCTTTGATAATCTCACCCTGGGCTTGTGGACAATTAAATGCGGTATTCATAAATGCCGGAAAGGTATCATTTACCTGTTCGCTTATTGCATCATACAGTTCAATGATCTTTTCTTTGGTCCATTCAAATTGACCATTCTCAATTTGTTCTTTGAAGATGGGATATGCACTGAAGTAAACAGAGTCAGTGTCACCATAGATAATTGCTTTACCTGTGTGATCATGCTCTCCAGTTAGGCTGTCGTTGACACTTCCTGCCATGTGTCTGGCAACAAGCCGACCGCATAAGGTAGTACTTTGTCCTAGTCGTTGATCAAAGAACCTCGAACCTGCATTCAACAACGCACCATACGCAGAGTTCAAGTTAATTTTCTTAACCAACTGCCGTTTGTCCCAAAACTCAACCTCTTCAGGAGTCGTTGCTTCTTTGAGTTTCTTTTGTAATTCTTTACGCTCGGCGTACCAACGCTCTAGCAGTCCAGGTATGATACCTTTGTTGGTATAGTTAAAGATTGTACCGTTGCCACTGATAATCAAAGGTTGTCCACTAAGGAATACATAATCGTACACTTGTGCAGAACTCATTTGTGTACTGGTTCCATCAGCCCAATCAACTGTTTCAGTTTGTCCAATGTCCCTGGCCATTACACTTTCATACTCGTAGCAAGCAAACTTGCCATCCCAAAAGTCTGCAATACCCCGACCAGAAGCAATGCTGTCATCAATACCGGCCAGTGTGCGTGTCTGTCTAACTTGACCAACAATGGTTTCTGGGCTCATGTTCAGCGCACGAATTAGAGATGGATACAGACTGTTAATGTCCATACTTCCGATCCACTCATGCATGCCTGCTTTGGGCACAGCAACATACGCACCTGCCGCGGCATTGTCCTTGGCATCTTCACTGCGCCGTGGACGATCTGGAACCACCATACCTAGACCATGTGCCTCATTGATGACTGCTTGGTCTGTAACTGCCACCGCACCCAATGTTGCACGAAGTCCAACGGTATTGGCATGACTAATAAGATTAGTAAGTTCAATAAATTGCAACTTGGCATCTAATTTTTTAAGCAAGATGACGTCTTGTCTGTTGTAGGCAATAAACTTTTCAAAATCATTATTGTACAACTGATCCAATGAGCCTTCATATGGTATTTTCTTTTCACCAATCTCGTACTCACCAATGGCATCCAAGCGATAGGTATGCATCTCGTGATAGTTGTACTTGCGATACAGTTCAAGATAGTCCAGGTGAACTCGACCAATTGGATCGTAAGTTTCCAATGTTCTGCCATACTTTTCAAACTCTCGCTTTTTAGGAAACTGATCCCACAAGCAAAACTTGCGTGTTTGTTCTTTGCTCAGTACACGGCTGATACGATTTGTAGTGTATGGGATATCAAATCCTTCACTGTTCCAGCCACTCATTACATCTGCATCATCAATCAAGTCAAGAAACATTTCCAACATTTCTTTTTCATTGGAACACAAGATTGTATCATCAAATCGTTTAACAATGTCCTCAGCCTGTGGCTGTGGCATTGCATCTGGCTTGAGAACCAGTGTAACAGTCCTGTCTAGCCACCCCAGGTGTACTGTGATTGCTGTAATGGTATTAAAAGGATCACTGGGATCAGCAAAGCCCTTGACCTTATCGTATGCAACCTCAATGTCAAAAAATGCAACATGAAGTTTAGGTGCTTCTTGACCGCCATAGATTTCTTCTAGACATCGATTCAACGGTCTATAGTCGCTTTCACATAACTTTTTGTTGCTGTGAATACGCCGTTCTTTGTCAAATGCTGTGGCATTGCTCAAAAGCACTCGGCTGACTCTGTTGCCAGCAATGTCAGTGAACTTGCCTTTGTTGTCAGGATAGTACAAGACATACTTTGCTGGATACTCTTTGAGCACCCTCTTGCCATCCACTCGTTCTACAACATGGATGATTTCTTTTTTCTTATCGTGATATGCGTCAATGAACATGTAGTATGTATTTTACTTTAATAGAAGTGTTTGGCCAGTGCATCGCGCAACTTTTCTGAATCAACTTCAATTTCAAGTTCTTTGAGAGTGTTGGTCATCACATGCTCTAGGTCTTCAAATCGATAGATAGCATTATGCAATCCCAAGTAGCCAGCACCTTGTGCGGCGGCATAGGCTTCTGGTCCCCAACCAAAGGTGCCATACAAGACACCTCGGTAACTACGCCGTTCATCTAATTCACCTTGACATAACTTTTCAACAATGGCACAAAATGCCATCAACTGTTCCTCAGGTTCTAGACCTGAATAGTAAGTTTGGCACATGTCTTGATATTCTTTGGCCGCCTTGGCAAAACTTTTACCAGATTCATGTAGTGCATCCATTACTTCTTGTTTTTTAACGTCATCGGTCATTTTTTAAACCTCGGCATGACTTCATTGCCTGCATATTCAAAACTTGATAGCATAGGTAACAATCCCTTCAAATCATCGGCAGGATGCCGCTCAATCATAGGCAAGCGATCACCGTCTATCAGCATAAAGTACAACTTTTCTGTACCGTCTACTATCTGATATTCAAAAATATATTCTAAATCTTCTACTGTCATTCTTCAACTCCTAAATCCAAGTCTGTCATTTATAGGCTATGATCATCTTTCAACTTTTGTAACATTTCTTCTTCGGCATGTTCACGCCACTCAGTGAGCCATGTACTGCTGTCGCATTCTCTTACATGCGCCATTACTCGCTTACGCCCTGCACCTTCCATTCCTTCTCCCAAGAAGAAATGCATTACTACATGTCCGTGGTGCATGATTTCAATTATCATTGAATCATGTTTGGCATTGCGCCAGCTAAATTCTTGGTACATCATTTACCCCATGTCAGCGTAAACAGCAGGTAGTCTGCTTGTTCTCTAAATTCAAAGATGCCGTCACCTTTAAAATTCCAGCCATCAGTGACCTTGTCACCAAACTGTTTGTTGCACCATTCAATACAAGGTGTCCATCCTTGGTACCGGTATTTGCCATTGACTGTTTCGTCAACCGGCGCCATAATACTGGCCACATACCAACCACTCAACGCACTTCTCATGCTTTAGCAAGTATAGCATAAACTTTACCAGCCAGCAACTTTTCTTTACTCATTGCCTCTCGTTCCCAAGGTTGGTCAAAGTAGTCGGCCTTAACATGACTACCCATCCAAAATCTTTTTGTACGGATGGTCTTGTACTGCCCTTTGGCATATTGTTTTACATGAACCATTTCATGCGCCAGAGTCTCAAACAGTCGTTCTTGTTTTAAATCCGCATCCAGTAGCATTAGAATATGCTTGGGGGCAATCTCACATACGCTACCTTTCATACCGTCAACATTTGCTAGACCTTTCTTAAACTGAATCTCTACAGTATAAGTGCTGTTGGAAATTTTAAGTTCTTGTTTATAAAGATGTGCTGTTGCGTTAACCAAGGCCTGTTTGCCTGCACTTTTTGAATGTACAACAATGTTCATATTAGCCCCATGTCAGTTTTAAAATTGCTAACAATTCACAATGTACATCAAATTTTGCAGATGATGGCTCATGAAAATTGTAGCGAGTAGGTTGTTCATAAGGATGTTCATACCATTGGTCCTGAGATTGTGTTCTGGTCCAAGTAGCAATATCCTTGCTCACATGTATAGTATACCACTTTTTGTTGTCTATGTCAACCATTGCCAAAACAGTATAACCTGGACCAGAATTAGGAAACACAATATTCCATTGTTGTTGGATTGCTGTTTTAACTATCACGAGTATGTCATCCTAAATAGCAATGCTTCTTCTTCATCGTTAAAAGTAACTTCCAACTTTGGAGAACCATTATTGTATCTTACTTCGTACACCGCACTTGGACAATTCATATTCAACCATATTTTAAGATATTCAAATCCTGGATATGGAACTGGAGCAGGATCAATAAAATAAGGAAAGCACCAGAAACACCAAAGAGAACCATGCCGCCAACTCTTAGTAATTTGTACTCCCCAATTTTCGTCGTCCATTAATCTGCTTGTCTTGTTAAAAAGTATTTTCTAATTGAACCAACACCAAAGTGTTTCTTTATGCTGGCTTCAACAATGGCTGTATCAAATTCTTTACAACTAAAAACATCAAGATAGATCTGTTGTAGATTATCTACAAAGTGAGCAACAATACTACTGGTAACAATTACTTGAACCACTGTAAAGCCAGCCTTATCAGGAAATTCTCCTGCGGTGTATTCAATCCTGGGCTCACCAATTGGCTCCATGTTGATGTCCTTGACTAACTGGCGGATCCAGGTATCAACATTGTCAAAGTCTTTCATTTGATCCGGATTGCACCGCCCGCAATCTAAAATTAAGTGGTAACCCCAATAGTTCATTTTTCTCCTTTGAACAATCAAAATATTATAACAGATTTATATCTGTTCAGCAACCGCACCGCCCCAAGTTAACTTACACAAAAATAAATCTTCTTTGTTTTTAAATTGTAATTGTGTCATTTCGTCCCAGTGACTACCTCTTACATCACTAACATCACTGGTCGACATAATCCATAAATCATTGTCACCATGATACATGTTGTGATACGAATACTCGTTGCGAGTGGTCATTACTAATCCGCTAATGTTTTCGCACAACCAATTTAACAATGCATCGAGGTCAACATCGCCAATGTACAGACTGTTAAAATACATTGAAGTTTAGCATAAAGTATGCCGCCTCATCCTTGCTGGTAATGTTAACAGTGATCATTGGATCACCTGAATTAAATCTGGGAGTACAGTCTGCGGTAGGGCAATGTGCTTCCATCCAATTTGTGAACTCTCGATGATCATTGCAATAGACCCAGCAATGCCAGCCCACAATTTCTTCACGGAACTCTTTCTGAGGTTGCTTCTTATCCTTTAGTAGTACATAAGGAATGTCATGCCATCCATCTTCATACCGCCAGTGATGAACTGATATTTGTTGTTTCATTACGCACCGTGATACAATTTAAAAAGTGCCGCATCTTCTTTTCCTTTGAACAAGATACGATTTCGGTATTGATCGTCAACCCAACACCAGTTGGAATTTTGACAAACATCATGTGGGGTGGGAGTTCTTTCATGCCATTCCCAATCTTTAAAGCCCTTACTAGCACCCCATGTGTTCCAGCACCAGGCTCTCACATTATGAAAGTTAACTTCATTGCTTTGGCTCAACTCGACAAAATACTTGAAATACGGATAGCCCGAGTATCGCTTGTCAAGTTTTCGAACCTGCATCACATCCACATTCTAATTAGTGCTATGGTATCAATAGTGACCAGCAAAGTATAGTTGGCCAACATGCCGGTGCTTCCTCTAGTTTTACTGGCCCATGCAAAAATAGCACACTGGGTTATGAACAGGGGATACAGAATTAAAAACGGAGGATTAGGAACTGTAAGCATCATTGTAAAAGCACAACCAATGCTTAGGAACCAAGCGAGAATTTCCAGCACACATCTTACTGGATTTTCTTGCCAATCCTCGCGAATGTAATCTCTTACACTGGCAAGTAACTTTTTCATTACTGTTTGTTTTTAGTTACAATTAGAATTTCTTCAACAGCTTCCAAGTCGCTTTGGTCTTTGTCAAAGTCGCCTTTGAAGGCCTTGGTAATTGCTTTGGTAAGGACAGCTGGTTTAATTTCCATTTCTTCAGCAATGGCGGCAACTGTTTCCTTTAGGCCCACACTAAGGTCATCAATTTCTCGTTTGACTTGGACACCTTCTTGGATCACTTTGGTAAGTTTGGCAATTTGTTCTGGGGTAAAGCTCATTTATTTCTCCTGTGAGTTGTAATCTACAGTACAAGTATACAGCATATAAACCCACAGGTCAAGTTATTGACGTTCAATATCTTCTTCGTTGCAACTTGATCCGTACTGTATCTCTACAACCTTACATGGTCCTGAGTATGGATTGCTAAGTTGATGCCATTCATTCTCCAGTATGTCTATTCGGTCATGCACTCTAAGAGTTCTAGGAGGCATTTGATAACCAGATGGCATGCGAGCAGTTACATCACACATGCCCTGAGCCACATGCCAAAACTCTTTTCTAAAGGCATGGCGTTGCATGCTTAGACTTTGGCCAGGCATCACAGTCAGCTCTTTGACCTTGGTATGAAACATGACATCATCTTCATATAATACACGATAGTAGCCCCAAGGCCGTTGTGTTTTTGGGCTCTTCCATTCTTCTAAGATCCAACTACTGCTGTTCTTTTTGTCTGTGCCACCAACGCCAAATACAAATGATAAATTAGAATCTACAACATCCATTTCTGGAATATTATCTTTGGTCCTATCGCCACCGTTGGCAAATATCAATTCAGCATTGGGATAATGTGCTCTTGCTTGTTGGATAAAGTGTCTAGCTGAATCATCGGCATCGTCAAAGGTATAAACTTCATCTACCATGCTCAAATTGTTAACGATACATAATCGTTCGTTCCATGTCATGAATGCCTGACCTTTTTTGCGTTCTAACCATTCATCACTGTTGAGACCAACAATTAACATGTCACCCAGGGTTCTTGCAGTCTTGAAGTAGGCAATATGCCCACTGTGTACAGGATCAAATCCTCCAGTGACTAAAACTATTTTCATAAAGAATTAAATTTTCCTTTTATTTCCTCGAAGTCTGGATTATTTTCAAACCCAACCTCAACATAGTATATATGCTCTAAGTTTTCTGTATTGATATATCTGTACGGCCCTGGTGCAATTAGATAAGCCGAGTCGGGAACTAATTCACTACCAACAGTTCTAAACGGTCCGTTAAAAAAATTTTCATCTGTAATATTTTCTGTTGGATCTATCCACTGTACTTGTAAATTATTATGTGCGGCTACTGGTATATGTAGCCTACATTTTCTATTAGGAACTGTGGCATCAAATTGTCGGTCTTTTGTTGGATCAAATGTATCTGTACGAGCCTTGGCAAGAATTGGTACAGTTACTATAAATGGTTTGATACGACACAACGCAATATAGGCCGCCGACAATTCAAGTTTGTCATATATGTCATTCATAAAATCTACAGTATCAATTAATCCCGGAGTTTGCCTAATGTGTCTTAATAAAGATTCATTTCTGGCCAATCCAAGTTTTGATGATTTTAAATCATTGACAATGACTGGGAACCAATCCATAATCTGTTGTGCATCTTGTGCATAATTTTTTCTAAGTGCAAATATATTTTCCATGTTATTCCAAAAATAAGGGTAAGCTTTGACAATTGGTTAGTCCCCTAGTGATACCACCAATCTTGATCCAGTTAGAACCAACTACTTCTGCAAGCTTTTCCAAGCCAGCTCGGTATACTTGTGTATGTACTGCATTGGTGTCTTTAAGGAACCACTCGTCTCTAGGACTCCACATTAATAAAAAATCATGCTTGCCACTGGTATATGTGTCCGGGCTCCAATCTGGATAAACTAATCGATGTAATCCATCATTGGTAAGAAACCAGGTAATTCCATTTTTTTTAACATGTCCTAGCGCATTGCTTTTTCTGCTGACCCATCTACTGTTTAAATCAACATCTGGTATGTTGTTCAAGTAACGCTTGACAATGTGTCCTTGCTTGCTTAGTAATTCTCTAGCGTCTGGACTCCAGAAAAAGAACTCATCGTTCTCCCAAGGTCGGTCTAGCGTTTGCGTCAACGGATTAACCGAATTGTCAACAATGTCAACAAATTGAATGGCAAATTTTCCATTGATATTGGTTACCCTTGGCTTGTCCATACCCCATACAAAGCATACTCGTTTTCCCTGAGCAAACAGGTCTAAGTAGTCTTTTTCTTTTTCTCTAATATATCTGCGAGACTGTTGGTTTGGACTAAACACAGCATTTGCTTTATAGATAAAATCAAATTTGTTATCGTCTTTGTCAAACAGGTCTGCTTGATAATCCAAATGGTCCACCAAGCGGAACTTTGTATTTGGACTAGACTCTAGTATCTTTTCTGCCACGGGAATGGCCACTTGTTTTACTTCACTGTTGAGATATGTGTCCCATGAACCATCTCCGCCCATATTATGGAATGTAGCAAGTTCATCTACAAATAATCCTTCATCAACAAATGCACGAAGCATGGTGTAACTATCTGCGCCACCTGACCACCAAAGCACAATGTAGTCGTAGCGTTCTCTGATTTGCCTAGCACGGGCTTGATACAATTGTTTTAAAGAAACAGGTGGCTCAATGGTCCAATCAAAATTTGTAAATTCGGCATCATTAAAATTCCAATGTACTTTGTTACCGGTCTTATTGGCCAGCTCAATTGCTTCTACCTTACTGTAGGTTTTGAAGTCGCCTACCTGATAGAATCCAAATTTATCTTTGCTCTGATGCGGTAAAATTAAGTTAGGGGTCATCTACGGATATTTAATGGTTAAGTAATTGCATGACAAGCCAAAACCTATTAGGGTCAAAGTACCCAATAATTGCAATGGCAATGAACAAAGTTAGCGATGTTAATCTTGCCATTGCTGTTAGTAAAGCTGGTGCAATTCCAAGTCTCTCTATTTTTAACTATTTTACAGGACCTGATTACATTGATGATAATCTATTAAGGTCTGCGTTAGTTAGATACAAATTAGCAACCGGAGACTGCAATATTCTTCTAAGTGTTAGTGTATCTGAGTTAATAGATAAACGATTTCAAAAAGTAATTGTAGAAGAACAAGTCGGACTGATTGAACTAATACCAGACTCATACGGTGAAACACCACTATCTCAATTTCGCAACGATCAGCTTGCGCTGGCAATTGATGAGGTTCGTAGTAATGGGGCATTGGTATTTGTTAAGGTGCTATCAGTGGAACATGTAATAGATGATATCGACGGAGTTATACTAAAGGGCAATGACGGCGCTGGCCGAGGTACTAATAATTTAGAAATACTATTTGAAAAAGTTCGCAATAAGTTTCCCAACCTGCCAATTATTGTTTCTGGTGGCATTGGCACAAGCGCACAAGTCAAATCATTTTTAGATAAAGGCGCCGTGGCCGTTGGTATTGGCACACTATTTGCCGCATCCGTTGAAAGTTCAGTATCTTACGAAACTAAGTTAAAGATGGTAGAAGCCTCATCTGAAAACATTACACAGTTGAGCACAGGTGCAACACAAAATGCGTTGGTATTTTCCTCAACATTGAATGACAACTATAACAACACCAAGGGTTTACTTGCTGGTATAAAAAATCCTGAATCAGGTCACATATTTGCCGGTAAGGGCATCAATGATATAACTGAGATTTTACCAGTTGACAGTATTGTTCAACGACTTGTTGATTTTCTAGGGTTGCCGTAATGTATCACAGTCATGCCCGGCATGTCTGGTAATGTGCGCCACGGATCAACAATGACACTACCTGGTGTAATATCAAAGTAGAAACTGTCTTTTGTAATCTCTACACCAGTACCAGCATAGGTAATGCCAGCATTGTGTGCCATTAATACTACTGCTCTTGGCGACCCAAAAATAACATCTCCTGTCAATGGGTCAGCATAATACAACTGAACATTTTGTTGTTCAACATAGTAACCAACCAATTCACTATAGCTTCCAATGGTGTAAGGAACATAGGGCTTGTATGCACGACCATGAATGATCACAGGAATATCATGTTCTTCTGCCAACTTGACCAAACGCATGGCCATCTTCTTGGCCTGCATATCTCTACTGCCCATGAACGCATGAAACAAATCATATCCAAGGTCGTATTCTTCTGCCAGCCAGCGCAGGGCAATGTTATCTCTGGGATGGCAAGCACCTGCATCTCCCATACCAGCTGTGAGATATTTTGGACCAGTAATTCGTTGCGTTGCGGCCTTTAGTGCGTCTGTAACTACATCCACATTGATGTTACCATTGGCTTCTGCCACATCTTGAATCATGTTGACAAGACCAATCTTGGCTGAAATAAATGTGTTATAGAAAATCTTAATGGCTTCAGCCTCGTCCCATGTACCTACATTAATCTGTGGCGTGTTTTCCATGATGGGTTTGTAGAAGTCAATTAGCAGTCCTGCATCACCTGTGCGAGTGCCATCTTCGGTGCCAATGATCAAGCACTCGGGATTGACCATGTCCCATTTTACAGAGCCCATAGCAATAAGATACGGATTGTAAATGAAACGAGCATTGGTAATCAGCGGCTGTAAATGTGCTCGGACTGTACCAGGAAGCACAGTACTGATTAGCACTACCAATTGATCTCGAGTCACATGAGGATTGATCTCTTGCAAGACATGTTGTACAATACTGTAATCAAAATTCTTTGGTGGCAAATCTGTAATTGGTGAACTGCCACCATACGCAGGATCATGTGGTGTTGGTACTGCAACAAATATTAAATCACATCCTGTTACAGCCTCGGCTATCGAACTCTTAATTGCCACGGTCTGTGTTGGGTCTACCAGATTAATATCATAACCGCACACATCATAGTGTTCTGCCATTACTTCTGCACATGGTAAACCTAGTTTACCACAGCCAATCATTGCTACTTTCATTTCTTTCTTCTCAACAATACATTTCTTGGAGTTAAAGTTTCCATTTCTAAGTCATTTTCTGCAACAAATTGGTCAACACCTTGGACCATTCCAGCAAATGACGGATCTCTGGGTTCATAGTCGTCGATGATTAGTATACCATCTTGCTTTACCCGGGGCCACCATCTCGATAAGTCAGTATAGATATCATTGTATTCGTGTCCAGCATCGTGAAAAATCATATCCGCATAAGGTAATGTTGTTGGGTCTATTGTGCTGGCATTACCTCGCTGTCCAAATAAATTTGGAATGTCATGGTTATAAATTTTCCACAATTTAAACAGGCTATCACCATTGATACGCTTTGGATCTTCTAGAATTTCCGCTTCCATAATTGCTTTTTCTAATCCACTTGTCCTACCATCATGAAATCCAACTTGTTCATGATTTTTAAATAGAATTTTAGTAAAAATGTCAATTGTAAATAATCTAACACTAGGATGTTTACTATGTCCAATGGTATATGTTGATCTTCCAAACAACGCACCCAGTTCGATTATAACACCATTTTCTGGTACTTGTGATGCATAAGTTCCAATTTTGTAAAGAATCTCTTTGCCATTCCATCCTGGAATGTTGATGTTCATTTTAATTTCCGACATGATTATCCTTAATATTAAGTATGTATTTATTAGAACAAGTTCCAAATCTGTTCAACGAGCGTAAAGAGTCCTTGCTCAACAGATGGCAAGCACTTTTTTCTATGCCGCTCGTTGAACAATTGTTGATTATGTATTAGAATTGGTAACATTTGCTCCCGCAAGTACATTAGTTTTTCATCGGATAGAAATGACAATCGGTAACATTCGTCCATTGCCATTTGTATTCGTTTCCCCAAGTCTGGTTCGTTGTCGTAGCTTTCGTCCCAGAAAGATCCAAAAGTGTAGTAGCCTTGATTACGCAATTCCTTCAACATTCCTGGACTACCTATCATTATAAACGGGTGCCCAGCGACAATAGTTTTCCATGTCTTTTCACTGAAGAAAATTGTACCTACGTCAAACAATGTCTCAGGTAGAACTGATAGAAATGTTTGCTGATAGTGCTCTGGGATTAAGTCCCAGGCTGGATTATGTTGACCTAAATTTTTATCAATTTCAAGTGGAATCAACTTGTCCAGATTTAGCGCCTGTGGTTCTAAATCTGGACGGCCATGTTTAATAACTCTGCTGACGCTATCTCTAATATCGTCCCCCCAGTAGCTAATTAATCCTTTGCTGACAAGATTCCTTTTAATTATTTCACACAATAATATTACTCTATGTGGTCTTGGTCTACGATTATAACTTAAAAAGAATTTGTCACTGGGCCGATATGCGATAGGCTGATCTAATAGTTGCGGAACCCAGCATATAAAACTCTCACTTACAATTGGTGTAAAATTAAAATTAACACTTGATATTGGTCCTTTACAATTTCCATGAATGTAATATACTTGATTTCTTTTTAATCCATGCTTGATACACCAGCCGTTTAAAATCTCATAATCATTTTCAAATGAAAGACTTCCGCTGGTTCCTTCTAGCGGAAACAATAACACAATTTTAGCACGGCCAGCTTTAACATCAGCAAAGACTTTTGGATCAATTAAATCAAATCCAATGTTTTTATAATCATTGAAATAACTGGTATTTCTGATGCAAATTGGATAAATGTATTTCTTGTCATCCAAGGTAGAAAGTAATGAGTAGCGCACATTATCATTGCTGTACAAGAACTCATCTCGCTTTGCCGGATAATTAAAGGCTTCGAGTTCATCTCGGTGAGCGCCAAAGATTTGGTCGTGAAATACTTCAGGTATTTCAAACCATTGGAAACTATGTGTTGGCGGCAAAGCTTTAACACCATCAACTAGCATGTCGGGTGATATAGTATTTGGAATCCACCAGTCGTGTTCTGTACTCCAATTTTGAAAAGCAAACTGTATCATTTTTTAATTGACCAAATTAAGGTGCCCGGATATACAATTGCCTTTGTGCCAATTATACCTTCTAGTCTGAGAACATTTTCTTTGACATGCGGGCAATCGTCACTGTAATCATGCCCACAAATTATTCCGCTAGTGTTAACATGCGGCAGAAAATAAGTCAAGTTGTCCCAGTCACTGGGGTTAATATGGGCCGCGTCAAGGAAAAACAAATCAATCATCTCTGGAACATAACCACCTAGATCATGTGGACTACTTCCTTTGAATCGTTTAATGTTTGTAAATTCCTTTGTGTTTTGTATAAATGCGTGTTCCACATCATACATTACTCCTGGCAGTGGAAATGATTGCTCTACACAAAATTCTTTGGCAATACTATGATTTTGCACCATGTCATTTAAAAACCAATCAATGCAGGATATAGTAACACTCGGATCAGCACTCATGGCCCAACAAACTGCACTACGCCCAAACATAGATCCAATTTCTAAAATGTTTCCGTTCACTGGAACTTGTTTTGCCAACTGCTCAAGAGTCTTGAGTTCGTGTTCTGTCATCCATCCTAATATCTCTGTTCTATAACCCATCTTCTAATCCTTGACCAACTATTGCAAGTTCTTTGGCCGCCTTACTGGCTTCATATTCTTCTCGGCATCTTGTATAGAATGCTTCAAACTCTGGAAATGTCTTTAAGAAGTTTAAATTATTTCTAGCATCAAATTGTGTAACAAACAAATAGAAGTCATGCCTTGCTGTAATGTTTTCAGTTTGATTGGGATTCTCTGCTTCAATGATATTGACAAGTCGTTGCAGGTTATCTATTTCATGTGGATAAAAACCATCGTGAAATTCAAACTCATCAAATTTGGCAATATTACTCTTGGCCCAGGCAAGTGTGTTGATCAACTGTCCAGTCATATGATCATCTGCAATCAATGCACTTAGATATCTAGGGTGCCTGAGATAAGGAAAGTCCAGATTGATTCCACGAATACCATTGGGCTTGTCAATTGTAGTTGCACTACGGCGAATACTCAATATATCATTCAAGAACAATTTAAATTTGGGTATGCTTAACAGATTAAAAGTACACATGATGGTGATGTCCAGCGTTGGATAGCGCAGTGACAGATTCCATAGGTTGTAGTACCATTTTTGATAGTCTAGCCCTTGTCGAATATACTCTGCTTGATCACCCCAGGTGTCACAGCTGGTAAAAATTTGTAGACGCTTGACCATGTTGCCATCTTTGATCAGTTTACACTTGTCAAAGAACTTGTCCAACACCTTTTGATCAGCACCCAGGTTAGTGTTGATGGCCAGATCAAGATTGGGATTGGGATTTTCAATGATCCAATCCAGTGTTCTAAATGTTTCTTTGCTCAGTAAGGGTTCACCGCCAGTGATACGAAATGTGCGTAGATTGGGATATAGTGTGGGCCACCATTTCCACCAGGCCTCCACATAGGGATTCACATCTTTATTTGGAATAGGCATACGGTTGGCATCTCGGAGCCAATTGATGTCATGATCACTTGTTTTGGTCAGCATGATTGGTCCATGCCGCTTGGCAGTTTCCATTAGGGTACTGCTGATTTCTGGACTACAGTACCCGCAACCAAAATTACAAGCATTACTGAAACTTACTTCAACATAACTTGGTTGCACATCTGCGTCCCATGGCATCTGTGCGCTGGACTCTAGATATGGAGTAGCCCAGCTATCGTCAGCTGACTTTTTAATACGATCACTGTAGTGATCTCCGGGCGCATCTTCAGCTCGCCAGCAGTAATCACATTCACCTGGGCGAATACCTTCTAGCATTTCTTTGCGTAGCGTTTTCTTATACCATGTATTGTGTAGTGCGCTTGGGTTAACAGCCACTTCAGCCAATGGAACTCGATGAGTCTGTGGATGATGACACGAATGTGTTTGTCCTGTGGCCAAGTGGATTGTAACCTGTTGCCACTTGGCCACGCAATAGGTTGGACTTACTTTGTCTAATTCACTTTTGATGTGAATCATTCGTTTGGCAAATTCGGTTTTTTTCATTTAAGCAGTATTTAATGTTTAGATATTTAGTTTAGGCCGTAGCCCAGTAGGATTCAATTGCAGGAATTACCTGTGACCCAATCAGTTTGTTGATTCTGTCAGTGTCCATGAGGATTTGTCTATTGTGCTGTATAGCAGATTCACAGCAAGCCAACAGTTGTGCAAATTCAGCATCGCCAAGTTTGACCAGGCCCTTTAACACACGCATCAGTTCAATTGCCCGTTCAACATGGTCGGTAATTAGGTCGTATTCTTCATTGATCCAAGGACTAAAAGTTTGGAATCCAATTGCTCTTAGACTTTGCAGATAAAATGCAGGGGCCATTGCAAGAAATATTTGTCCAATCAGCATGGGCTTCCAAACTTTCTCACTGGCAAACACTGACTCGCTGAAGAAGAATGTCTCACTTACAATGTTGATGGGAAACTGTGTGTAGTATTCTTCATTGATGTCCAACGCATGATTCTTTTTAAAGTTGTCAGTGTCTGCAATCAATGGCAAGCGAGCCCACATGCGATCAAAGTCAGCATCTAAGTTATCAATGCTTCCATTGAGTGCATCTTTGAGCCACTGCCATTGATATGGAATATCAAATGCATGTTTGTCAAATCCATCAATTTCATCTTCAAAGTTGCGTGGCATACTTACTCCGCCATGTTCAATTAAATCGAATCGTTCAAGCAGAGTCAGCAACAATATTCTATGCACATGCGGTCGACGATTAAGACACATGTATCTAGCATGGCCCTGTTGCCAATGGGCTTGTTGTAGTTCTGGTTTGACTGCTGAAAACGCTCGGTCTCTGTTGATCCAGTTGATGAAAAATCCATACCAACTTGTTCGCATATTTGTACGCACTCCAGCTTTATCACACCACTGAAAATATAACTGCTCTACATTGTAGCTACTGCTGACATAGAGAATTCTATTGTGTAGGTCATTGTCTTCTATCCACTGCCATAACTCTGGAAATACTTCTTCAGTAAATCCTTCTAGGCTGTAATCAATTACAATTTGACAAGCAGGATCATTCCAGGCCGCTCGGCGTGATGGATGAGTGAGCCAATGCTTGATGTATTTTAACTTGTTGACATTCCATCCGCCCAGCAAGCCAATTGGTATAACACCCTGACGACCCGACACAAACTGATCCAAGGGTTGAATTTCTATTGGGCAATTAAAGTATTTAAATATGCCCGCACCAATGAGTGGATGCCGAGTAAAGTGTTCTGTATCATCATCTAGATTCCAAATATCCTGCTCTAGGTAACCATGCCATTGTGCAAACAGATTGTTTCCATCTATGTTTCTTTCAATTTTATCGCCATACAATATAATACTGTCCATGCGATACTTATAGCCAAAGAAAAACCCAAGTGTGCCAGGAGAGCTACTCCGCAGTGACTTGGGCCGTGTTAAGTTTATTTATTAGATCTTAACTGATGTGTTTAGTACTGCGGCACTTTCGTTCCACTTTACTCTTGAACCAGTTGCAAATTGATGTGAGCTACCGGTCTTTTGTGTGACCACAGCCAAACATTCAAACAGTCTGGTAACATAATATGTGTTACCGGCTGAATCAGTGGCAATCATATTCATCTCACCTGCGCCTGGAGCGGCCGCAACTAATTTACATGCGCCAGTACCATCAGTATTGGTAATACGATAACTACGATCGTTCCATACTTTCATAGCCGAAACTGCCTTGGCAGTTGCGAATCCTGTTACTCTAGCAATAATATCAGCGGTTGTTGCCGCCACTGCATCAATGGCAGAAACAGTAATAGTAGCACTTGCACCCCCACTACCAGCACCTAGCCAATCGCTATATACAAGAAATGTATCACCAACTTTGGCTTTATCATTTGTAAAACTTTGATCTGGTCCTAGTACAATTGATAAACCTGTAGCACCTGTACCGGCTTTGATAGTGCAGGAAATATTTGTGCCACCGGTACTTGCTCCAATTGCACCACCACCGCCAGACACATGAAATCTATATGCTCCGTTGCCTAAACTATCAACAGAAGTGATAGTGTTATTGCGAGTGGTTGGGTCGGTGGTTTCTTGGTATAGAGTTTTTCCAACCAGAGTACTCAAATCAAAACCAGCAAGCAGGTCAGGTAGGCCATTTCCTTGTCCGGCATTGTTATTCCAAAGAGTCACAGTACCATCAGCAATGAGTGCATTTTTAATTTGCATTACAATATTCCTATCGCCAGTGGTAGTTGTAATTGCTACATTTATATGCGCCTCGCCGCCGCGCTGGTTACTAGTTAAATTTAAACTAGCTTCGTTTGCTCCGGACCATGCCCAATTCCAATCTGTAGTTCCGATTGCAGTTGGAGTTCCGTGGTCGCTTGGCCCATTAGACATTGTATTGTCACCAGGCACCTTACATAAATTTATAATCTTACTCATTTTTTATTCCTTAGATTGATTGCAATACTTGCAATATGTGATGGAAGTGTTCGCCTCGCTCTTTGAGGCCAATTGTGCCACCGTTGATCAACTTGGTTGCTCGTTCTACATCACCTGTATCGCTGACAGCATTTAGTTTTCTAGTATCCCAAAACCAACCTGCTGACAGAATAGCCACTGGATTCTGTGCCACTTGATCAGGATCGCTTACTAGATCCAAGCCCAGTGCGTCGCCGCATTTGGTATAATTTTCTTTGCCAGTCAATTGAATAATGCCACGACCGCGGTACATGTAGCCTTCGCCTGACGCTTCGTTGCCATTGCCCATACGATCACAGTAGGCACGATTGGCAATCATTTCTGGTTTACGAGCATACGCATCTGCTACACCAGCAAAACGCTTGGGCCAAAATGCCATCAATGCTTTGGCGGCATAATTCAAGTTTTCTTCTACTGCATTAAAGTTTCCGCTTTCATGTGCAGTCTGTGCAAGAAACATGGCCATACGAGCCGGATTGCTAATATCAAAGTGTTCAAAGGTTTCATTGAATCCTTCACAAAACATTTCTAGTCTTGCGGCCTTGGCTTGTGGTATACAAGCTTGTAAAATTTCTACTGTGATTTCCATTTTATTTCCTTGTTAGGTATCCATTGGATAACTTCTTGTATCCTGTTGGGATTGGTTTGGCCATTCTGCCGTTGCCACACCAGTATTCGTTTTCATTTACTGCTGGCAACGCTTTTAGGCTTTCTGTCTTGGGCTTTTGTTTGTTGTGTAAAGTCCACATTGTTGCATAAGCCCGGCCTGGATCATTTTTATATTGTGCCAACAGCTTCTTTTCTAAATCCATTGGAAAGTTTGGTGGAGCACTTTCGTCCATGTCTTTGCCGCCACGACTAATCATTTTTGCCGGCCCAGTGCTTTCTACAGTCTTTCTGCTTTCGGCCACTTGTTTAATCACAGCATTGGCGGCTTTGGCTTTTTCTGGAGGCAACTTGGCAATCTGAGCTGTAGCATACTGTTCAACTTTGTCAGACCCGCCCAGTTTGTCTGTGGCCATGTCCCATAGTTTTTCAACACCTGCCATGCCCATTTTGGCCGCGCTGTAAGCACCGTAAGCGGCAAACGGAATACCCAGCAACGGGCCCAAGATGCCAACAATGGCTGGCGCACCTGCGGCCGCTACAAGGCCTAGACCAAGTCCACCTGCCATTTTGGCCAAGGCAGGAGCGTCTTCTTCTACTCCAATAAGTCCAGATGCTACTGCTTGCTTTCGCAATGCGCCAGTCCTATGCATTAATTCTTTTCTAAGTTCAGGATCGTTTGCTGTTTCCGGATCAAGTTGTATATCCTGTAGTGCCTTCTTTTGAGCCAAATATTGATCTTTACTCAATGGTGCAAAAGTTCTTGCGTCTTCCTCAACACCGCGTTCACCAGGCACACTACCTTTAAAATTCTTTTGCTTGTCGATCATATGACGCAACTGTAGCATTAGACGATCAAATGCCACAGGACTGCTCATGTACTGCAAAAATTCTTCTTGGCGACCTGCTTTCAAGAAAGCTTTGTATTTGCCTGACAAGAAGCGAGCTTCTGGATATTCAAGCGTGATGGGTTCGCCACCTAGATTGAAAGTGGCATCTTCACCTGCGTCAACTGCTTTCATAACAGCCAACATATTGTTGTAACCTGTGTTACTTGATTTCATATCTGCTTCCTGTTCTTCCTTTACATCCCACAACCCTATGTATCCATTGCGCGATCCGACTTCTTTGCCCCAGTGCTTACCATGCACTGCATTTACATGCCCTGCAGGTTTTGGAGTGGGTTTGTATGCTGTAAGGTCCCTGCTTGAATCTTGCGTCCTTCTAAATTTGGCATCAGGGTATTTCTTTAATGCTGCCGCACGGAAATCTTTCTCTGGGCCGAATGGCGCCTCAGTAACTTTCTCCTGTTCATCATCTGGCAACTGTGCATCTTTTAAACTGTTCTCAACTTGTTTGACCCAGCCACTGACATCACTGCTACCAATTTCTTCCACATCACCAACGAAGTCTGCAACATCTTCGGCAGCGGCCATGATACGCTCGGGACCAAACTTGCTCAACAGATCTGTACGGCCAACCATGATACGATGAATGATGGCACCCAGTACCGGATTGTCTTCTTCGCTTTCTTCCAGCGTATCTGCACTGACGCCTTCTTTTGCCGGCATATTTTTCCATGGCTTCCAAGTACCATACTTGTGATTGTCCACAATGTACAAGGTAGCAGTTACGGAACCATCTTCATTTTGTTGTTTTTTAACATCAACCACTTTCTTTGCACCCCACTCGTGCTTGTCAAACAGATATTCTTCATGGTTGGCAGTCTGCATGTCCTTGGCATTGATCACATACAGTTTATTGTATCGTTGCCCATTGGGTGCGGCACCTTCTTGATCAACATACTCAACCTTGCGCTTTTGTGCAAATGCCTTGTGCTGTGCCTGAAGCTTTTGACTCAAAGCTTCTTCGTCGTCGGCCGCCTGTTGAGCAGGAGAGGTGCGTGGTTCATAATCTTCTGGATCACCCTGTGGTTTCTTTTTACGGGCACCAAACATGGCATTCCATTCATCCGGATCCTCTGGATAGTGAGGTGCTTCGTTTACTCGATTTTTAATTTCACTGAAGAATTTCATTTTAAATACCAAAAACTTTTTTCATTAGTCGCTTGGCTCGTGCGTCTGCTTCCATGACTGGTTTCATTGCTGTACTTATTAGTTCTACATCTTCATGCACTTTGCGCTTGTTGAAGTAATTTAATAATTCATGAAATCCTTCGCTGGTGTTCAATGTCTGTTGCATCAATGCCTTGCTGTCTGGCTTTAATGTGTCAAACTTGGCCAGGATTGTTCTAGCTGTATCTGCATCAATGGTGATTGATTCACCATCACCCAATGTCACTGGCGATGGTCGTTCATAATCAGCTACTTTACGAATTTGCATAATGATGTTTTTATCAGCGGCACCTTGCTCTTCTGGACTAGCTTCTTCTTCATTTTCAATCATTACAACTTTGTCACCAGGTTTACCAATTTTGTTCAGCACCTGCTGTGCCATTGACTTGTGGCGATATAACAGAGCCTTTTGTTGCTCTACTTTTTCTCGGCTGACCCAAGAGTTGCCACCTACCAAAAACTTA